TGAAGTAGAAGGTTCTCAGGTTACGTTCGAGTCTGGGGCTGTGCGTTCGTCGGACGCAGAGCAGACGAGGTACGACCTCATCAGTCCGATCGGCCTCCGTGCCGTAGCGGAGGCGTGCGCAGAGGGCGCTCAGAAATACGGCGACTTCAACTGGGAGCGGGGCATGCCGGTCAACGACCTGCTGAACCATGCCATCCGCCACATCTACATGTTCTTGGGAGGCGACCGCAGCGAGGAGCATCTTGGCCACGCTGCGTGGGGCCTGATGGCGGCAATCCATTCTCTTGAGGTGTGGCCGGACATCAATGAGAACACGCTTCGTACCGGCTTCTGCGAGGCCCCTAAACAGTGATCATCGACGGAGAGGAATGGAATCCTCCTGACGAGCTCGAGCAGAAGTGGCGGGACTTTCTCGTGGCCATGATGGCCAACACCGTCAGGCTATGCCGGTGGATCTCAGCCAGGTCCAGGCGCGGGATCCACGTACGCATTAAGTCCGGGCCTAGCGACCGCATGTACTCAGCTGCCATAGCCTGGCGCTGGGTGTTCTGGGAGCCCGAGTCCGAGCTGTCTTTGCCCGAAGTTTGCGAGACTTTGGGCTTCAGCACCCGGTCTGTGAGGCTCAAAATCCTCGCCGACTGCCGCCCGGCTGGGGACATAAACCAGGTAGTGGACCGCATTATCGCGGCGGGAGACACCTGGAATGCCAAGCCTAAACGAAAAGCTCCACGCCCTTGTCGAGAGGTCCGAGTTGACTGGCGTGGTCTTGGAAGCTCGAGACACTGCGGAAGCCATGTACCTGGCCCACGATGCAACGAAAGCCCTGAGGATGCTGGAGCGGGCCGGACAGTGGACAGGCGGCGGAAAGCTGGCCGAGATGGCACGGGCGGTCAGCGAGACCGTTGAGGCCAGGCGCCTGGCTAATTACCTATCAGAACTCAATTCGGACAGGAGTGAGGACTAATGCTATCGGTCCTGCTGGTACTGGCTGCGGCTGCGATGTTCTTTGGGGTGGACGTATCCCAGCTCACCAAGCTCTGGAAGTCTGTGGCATTGAAGGTTGACGCCAAGAAGGCGGCCGCCGTAGGCCTGGTCCTGCTGGCGTTGCTGCTGATGCCTGCTGTACGCCAGCCAGAAGTACCCACGCCATCCCCAGACTCCGGCCCTCTCGATCTGCACGGCCTGTTCTCTGGCCCGACTGCAAGCGACGACGCCTCGATTGTCGGGGCTCTGTGCTCCGAGCTGGCTGACGAGATCGAGTACGACGGCGAGCAGCCCCAGCCCTACCTCAAGACCGGCGTCTCAGTGGACGAGCTGCGCAAGGCAGCGCGGATCCTTCGGTGCAAGGGCGCCTCGATTGGAGACCGGCAGCCGAAGGCGCGAGACGCAATTGCCACCTACCTCGAGAGCAGCGTAGGCACGGACGGCGGGCCTCTCACCGCAGAGTCGCGCGCCGCTTGGGTCAGCGCGTACCGCGACATTGGGAGGGCTGCCAGTGATGCGGCGCGATGACTCCACCAGTCAGTGGACGATCTCGGCGATTGCGTTCGTGGTGTTTGCCGCAGTTCTGGGGACTGTGGTCAGCAGGTACGTAAGCCGACTGGCCGACAGGCTCGAGGGCAACTACGGTTACCGGCCCGACCCAATCGGTACGGCTGCGTTCCTGGAGCAGCTGGACAAGCCGCGCTTTGCTGAGGCAGGCGCCGACTGCATGGCGCAGTCCAAGCCGGTCGACACATTCCTGTGGCGCTACGCAGACGAAGCAAGCCGCGCCGTGTACGGCAAGCCGTTCGAGGTTTGGAATCAGGGGTCTGCCGGAACCTGCGTGTCGTTCGGATGGGGGATGGGCAGCTACATATCCCAGTCAGTGGACTGGAAGACCGGCAAGCTACCGAAGCCACCCAAGCTCGTGGCAACTGAGCCTATCTACGGTGGCTCGAGGACGGCGGGTCGCCTGCCGCCGATCACGTTTGCCGGATGGTCGGACGGATCCTATGGCGCGGCCGCTGCGCGCTGGGTGAGCGGGCTTAAGAACGGACAGGGCGGCATCCTGTACAGAGAAAAGCAGAGTAACGGCATCGACCTCAGCGACTACAGCATCACCCTGAGTAGGCAGTGGGGTGCATACGGCGTGCCGGTAGAGCTGGGCGCACAGGCCAACCTCCACAAGGCGGTGGCGGTGGCGCTCGTGGATACATGGGACGAGCTCGTCGCCGCCATCGGGTCGGGCTACTGCGTTCCAGTCTGCTCGGACGTTGGGTTCGCAGCCACCAGCACCAGAGACAAGGACGGCTTCTTGCCGAGAGGCGGCAATTGGGGCCACTGCATGGTCATCGTGGCAACTCGCCACGCCGACGGGCCAGGCAAGCGAGACGGTGCTCTCGTCGTCAACTCATGGGGCAAGACGTGGGTCGCCGGTCCTAAGTGGCCAGCCGACCAGCCAGACGGAAGCTTCTGGGCTTCGCGCTCCGACATCGAATCAATCCTCCGGCAAGGCGACTCGTTCGCGATCGGCGGCGTTGGTGGCTTCGAGTACCGCGACCTTGAGCATAAGGAGTGGCTGCACCCAGCCCCGCCAGAGGCGACGACTAAAGACAGCCGTCGAGTTATCCATGCGGTGGCGCTGTGAGCCAGACCATGTCAAAGAAAACCCTGATCGTGTCGTGCCTGGCCTGCCTTGTGGTGGGCTACCTAGCTTCCACAGTCGCCGGCTTCAGTCCGATCAACCCATTCAACCCACGACCAGACCGCCCGGTGGTTGCGCTATTGCGCAGGCTGGCCAAGTTCGGGCTGTGGGTCGCAGTGTTCGCTGAGCCGCAGCCGCCATCGTTCGAGCGCCGGTACTCAGCCAAGCATGTTCCGGACAAGACTAACGTGTGTCACGCGGAGGGATGGTAATGATCTCGCTTGTGTTGTGGGTTGTGTTCGGGTGGATTGCCGGTGCTATCGCTGAGGCCGTGTGGCCTCCGGCTGTGCCCGGCAGCAAGATGCAGACCATTGGCATCGGCGTTGCCGGCTCAGTGGTCGGCGGCCTGGTTGGGTCGGTCATCACTGGCAGCTACTACCAGCCAGCCGGCGTGGTGATGAGCGTGGTGGGCGCGCTGCTGTGCATGTTCGTCTGGCGCAAGATCAACGAGGTAAAAGAATGATCGCCCTGCTGTGGAGAATGGTCGTCTCGCTACTGGTGTGGCTTTCTGCTGACACCGGCCGGCTCGCCACTGAACCCGCTCGAGCAGCCGCTGCAGTTTCTGCTGCGAGGGCAGCCGTTGTGGGTCAGGCTGATATTCGTGATGGCCTGGAAAGCTTGGAGGCGCAGCCAGAGAAGCCGGCCGCGAAGAAGTAATGGCACAGTCACCACGCCTCCTTCGCCCTGCGAACAACTTCACGCCGCGCTCCATCAGCGGCCTCGCCCTCTGGCTTGACGCTTCTTCGGCCGACACGCTTTACACCACCGACGCTGGGCCGGTGACGGCGGTGAGGGAGCCGACGGACATCAGCGGGTGTGTGCTGTGGCTGGACGGGGCCGACTCGTCTACTGCGAGCATGACGCTGAACGGATCGCTGGTCGAAACGTGGAAGGACAAGAGCGGCAGCGGAAACAATGCAACTGCAACAGGAACCGCAAGGCCAACGCTCACTAGCAGCGGACTGAACGGAAAGAGCGTAGTGACGTTTGACGGCACAGCAAATGCCATGCAGATCGCTGCCAATGCGGCTTTCAACACCAGCGATGTGACGTACATCATTGTCTTTAAGCAAGCCGCAGCAGCGAACAAAGGCGTCTACACAAAAATCAACGCCAGCGCGGGGACTAATGGTTTTGGTCTGGCGGTACGATCTGACCCGCAGATTTGGCTACTGCAAAAGAACGCAGGCGCAGCGCAGGTTCTGACGAGTTCCGCGAACCCGACGACGCAGGCCAGAATCTACTCAGTTACTTCGTCATCCAGTGCAACCGGCTATCTGGACGGTCTGTCGTCGTCGACTGGTGCAAGCACCGCAGACCACAGCCTTGTTCAGCGAGTGATGGTCGGCTCTCGGGATAGCAGCGAGTACCTCAACGGCTACATCGCGGAAGTCATTCACTACAACCGCGTTCTAACTCGCAGCGAACTGGCCCAGGTGGAGGCTCTCCTCGCCACCAAGTGGGGCATCGCTGGCGTCCACGCTCCCGCCACCGCGACGAGCGATCCGGTGGGCGCATGGCTGGACAAGTCTGGAAACGCGAGGCACGCAACGCAGGCGACGGCGGGGAGCAGGCCGACCGTTGGGGCTTCTTCGGCGGCTGGCAAGAACGCGGTACGAAACAACGGCACCGGCACGGTCGCCCTCCAGGTTGCAGCATGGCCGTACACGGCAGGCAACACGCAGTTTGCTGTGTTCAATGCGTCAGCGATCAACCAAGGGATCATCCAGCGTGGCTCGCTAAACGACGAGCCTCGCATGGCGATTCAGACGGGGGCCAACGGGGTTGCTGCGATTCGCGGCACCAGGGGCGGCAGCGTGTTGGCGCAGACGCACTCTGAGGTTGGCTACGCTCTTTCCCAGTGGACAATCGGCGCAACGCTGTTCAACACATCTCTTGGGCGAACATACCGAGATGGTGTTTACGGAACCGACACAACCGACTCGCAGACGTTTTCCGGCGATCAGGAACTGCGGCTTCTGTCACTGCCGTCAAACATCTACGGCCTCAACGGCGGCATCGCAGAGTTACTCTACTACGACCGGCAGTTGACGGCTACCGAAGTGACTCGCGTGGCCCGCTATCTGTCTAGCCGCTGGGGCATCACCCTCGCCCCGCAAGTCAGCAACGCCGACGCACAGAACTGGATTGATAGGGTCTACACCAACGGCGGCACGGTGAGTGCCAGCACGGCGGCGGCAGTGAATACGCTGTGCGACTCACTGGACGCGGCATCGCTGCGGGATCGCTTCTACCGTCTCAACCTGTTCTGCGGCTCAAATCTCAACGCCGCACTGGTGCCGCTCTATCGGGGGCCGTCGCTGGGCGGAACGCAGTACGGCAACACCACCGATACCAACGTCGGGCCGTTTGTCACTGGCGACTACAATGAGACGGGGGCGAGTGGTGGGTTGGCCAATACTGGAAGAAGCAAATACCTAAACACTGGCTTCCCTACAAGTACGCTGACGGCTGGCGACAGGCATTTGGCTTTTTACGCAAGGACATTTGTAAATGCAGACTACGACATATTCATGGGGTCTGAGTCTGCCGCATCAATTTCGCATCAGTTCGCTCTAGGCCATCAGGTCTCGGCAAGTGATGTACGGTTTAGTTTTGGTGCCTCAACGTCTTCGATTGCATCGGCTGGATCGGTCTCTACGGGAGCGTTCTGGCTTGGCGTGCACGGCACGTCCACCGCAGGAATCGTCTACAAAAACGGCGTGTCAGACGGCACCGGAACACTCACGGCAGCAACACCGACCGCGTCTGAGATGCACATCTTCGGAATCAACAGAGCAAGTCTGCCTGCGAATGTGGACAGATACGGCGGCACTTCGGGAGGCTACTCAGTCGGTCTTGGCATGACCGACTCGCAAGCCGCCGCCTACTACAACGCCATGCAGGCATTCCAAACCGCCCTGACGAGGAACGTCTGATGCTGCTCTCCGAACTCACACTCCCAGTGCCCTACGCCGACTGCAAAGACCTTGCGTTGGTCTACCCCTACGAGATCGCCGTCGCGCTGTACGGCGTGCAGGAGGAGCACGGCGACCCTCGCCACGTTCCAGCCGGTCGGCAACTCACCGATGGCCGCTGGATGCTCTGCGGCGACGTTCTCAGCGAGGTGGGAGAAGGCGGGATTCTGGCGGGCGGGTTTGCGTTTGTAACGCCAGAGATGATGCAGCAGATCGAAGTCATCCCGCTGGCTGACGCCATTACCCTGCTGCCAGAGTCCCCTAGCCCTGTGAGCTAGTGGACTGGTAGCCACTAAGCTCACGGCCAGGCATGTACGCAGGTACACTGTACGTACGCGCAGAACGCGCGTGAACCGTGCGGGTACAGCATGCGGCCAATGACGGATCGGGAGCGCGCGTTAGCGGAAGAGGCTATGGCCATAGTGCCGGTAGTCATCAACGCTATGGGCAAGTCCTATCCGGGAATCAAGCGGAAGCTGCGTAGCATTGACGGACAGTCAGTGGCGTACATGGCGATCTGCCGTGCAGCCCAGACGTACGACGAGACGAAGAGCAAGATCACTACCTACTTCTCGTCGGCCATCAGGAACGCGTTGCTAAAAGAGCTGGCTCGAAGCCAGAGGTTGAAGTACGACAGCCCTGACCGGGTGCCGTACGAGCTCGCAGAAAGAATGGCGCAACGTCAGAGCGGCCGGAGCCAAATGCTACCGGCCGCCCTGAGCGTATTGCCTGCCGCAGAGAGGCGGTTGGTTGCGAGCAGATATGTCTACGGGATGTCGATCCGTGAGATCGCCGTAGTGTTTCAGCTGAACGAGAAGCTGGTCAGGTCGCGACTAAAGATTGCAGTTCGGACTCTGTCACAGCTTTTGGGAACTGAAGACTTGCCGCCAGGATAGCTCTCCTCACTGACTCGCGGTGCCACTCCCGGCCGCAGGGCCGGCGTAGTCCACGAAGCTCAGTGACTATGTCTTCCTGGCTGGATCCTTCAGCCCTCATCTCGGCGATGGCTATCGCCTGGCTACGTTCAACTGGGTCAGGAACAAACCGGCCGTCCTTTCCCCTTCCGATCTTCTTCCATCCGATCGGGACGCCCCCTCCATAGGGCAGGCCGGCTCGCTTCTTCGCACCCAACGCCTCTTGGGTTCGCTCACTTGCGTACTCACGTTCAAGCTCGGCGAATGCGAGCATGACCGTGCATACGCAACGGCCAACGGCAGTGCTTGTGTCCAGCCCCAGATCGAGACTGTGCACGTACACGCCCTTGTGTGCCAGCATTGCGAGAGTGCTGGCGCCGTCGACAACAGAACGAAAGGCGCGGTCTAGCTTGGCCCACACCAGGTGATCTCCTGGCTGTGCGAGCGCAAGTAAGTTCCGCCCTTTCGGCCTCTCGAACAGAGGCTTCTTCCCACTCACGGCCGAGTCATACAGCCACCCGCCGTACGCTAGGTGCGGCAGGGTGGACCGTATGTACGACTCTACCTTGACCTGCTGAGCCTCTTCGGTGAGGCCCTGCTTGTCGGTGGAGTGACGGCCGTACCCAAACACGGTGGCCATCAGATTGCTCCGGACGTGAGGTCCTTCTTCGGATACTCGATGTATCCCAACGCACCGTGCTGGGTGTACTTCCTGCCTCCCCATCCCTCACGCTCTTCCCAGTGGCTGTCGTGCAGCGTGGCAAGTGCCGAGTCGATGGCAAAGCTTTGCATGGCGTGGTTGCTGTACCTGTCCTGGCGCGTGGGCACCAGGCAGTCAGGCACCTCAACCTCCACTGCCTTTCGGATGTGGACAATAACTTTCACGAGTTGCTCCTTATGCAGGGATGTTGATGTGCTCACCGCACCACTGCCGGACAACGTCCACGATGGACGATTGCTTCCGGTAGATGGCGTTCATTGTCCCCTGTGGCGCGCGGTCGCGCAACGGCACACGACCTCCGCCACCGTGAGCCCTTGACACCATGTACAGAAGATCTTCTGGATCCTGCCAGCCAGCTGGCGGGCCAGTCACGGCCACGACCAGGTCCGGCTGGTGCTCCCACCCTCCAGAGTCCTTGCGTGCCGGGTGCTTGATCTTCACAAGGGCACCATACTCACTGCGGATAACAGTCTCGTACCCGCTGACCCACGACTGCAGGGAGAAGTCGTAAATAGGATCGCCATCTTTCTGGCGGTCCAAGCCGTCTACCTCGAACCGAACAACCGCATCGCCGAAGGGTGCGACTGCCGCCGTCACCTTGTCGAGGAACGACACGGCCCTGTCGCGCCACGACTCAGCGATCCAGTCGGCAGCCGTGATCTTCTGCACGATCTCCTCGTGCGTTGCGGCCTGGCAGGTGGGGCCGATGTCACAGTACAGCGGACCTACTCCGGGCTGGTACATGCCGCTCTGCCCGTAGTACCACTTGGTATTGCGGTATATGGACTTGCCGCCGCGATCCTTTGCACGCATCGGCAGGTGCTTGTTGGCAAAGTACCCGTTGACTTTCATGTCTATCTCGTACGAGGTGCGACCGCCTTGTGCCGGATAGACATTGACATGGCGCTGAATCTCGAGGCTCTCGAGCCCGCATCCTGGAGAGGTGTGGGTGTACACGAGGCTGATGTGGCTTCCGCAGGCAACAGCCAGCACTCGCTCCTCGATCTGGGCCATCCGAGCGTGACCAAAGAACTTGAGGCACCGAGCCAAAGCCTCTTGGCTAAGCGGCGTCTCTTTCGTAAGGCGAGCCTTGTCGGTGACGGCGGCATCGAGCTCGCCCCACCCGTAGATCTTCTTGTTGAGCTGTACCTTTTCTGGTGCAGCAGATTCCATCACAAGCATGCTGTATCTCCAAAAAAAGAGAGAGCCTGGAGGGCAGGGCATACGCAGCCCCACCCTCCAGGCAAATGAATCAGGACACGTTGCCGACCAATCGGCCGTTGCTCGGGGCCGGGCGGACAGCGTCCGGAACCGTGCCCCTATACTCCATCGCACGCGAGATGATCGCGTTCATGTCAGCGACCGGCAGGGCATTGCCGCTCGACCCGCCGGGCGGAACCCTGCGAAGGTCAGGCAGGGCAGCGCCCTTCTTGCGGTAGTACTGGACCCGCGAGTGGACACGCCCCACTGTGGTCTTGATGCGTTCCGCAAACTGCCGGACAGAATGCCCGGCCTTCCAGCTCTCCATGTAGAGCTGGGTAAACAGTGCGGGCGTCATGCCCGACTTCGACGGACGACTCATGCGTCGCTCCTTTGGTAAAGGGGAACTGTCTTGCACCAGCGAGGGATACTCTCGCGGTAGCAGCTGTCGCAGGTGAGGGCAACGACCACCCTGGCCCGCGTCTGCCGAGCAGGCCAGCCAGTCATCGCGTCAGTGATGAGCACGATGCTGTCTGGTCTGTCGGTCCGGTCAACTTCCTCGAGGGCTGCGGCCATGTCGGTGCCGCCGCCGCCCGTCCACTCGAAGTTCGCAACGCTTGTGAGTCGCTGCGAACTGGTGATCCTGGTGTCGGCACAGACAACCTTGACGGACTTGAGCTTGCGTAGTCCTTTCGCCACTACCTCAAGTGCCTTCTCCTTTGTCTCCCGATCACCCATCGACCCGCTCGTATCCACGATCACAACTGCTGAAGCCTGCGTTGAAAGCAGGCCACGCAGTCTGGCGATGTCCGCTGGCTGCTTACGCGACAGCCTGCGGTACGAAGCCGCCCTCCCGCCGAGCGGACTAGCAGTGGCGCTTGCCACGACACTGCGTAGGTGCTCGAACGGATCGGGCTGTGGTCTGAGGAAGTGTCTGATCTGCTCCTTGATGAAGCCGGGAACACTGCCTGGATGCTGAGCCTCGTGCTTGGCGATGGCTTGTTCTAGGTTGCCGGCATTCACCAGCTCCTGGAAGGCCTGCCAAGATTCGTCTTCCGCTTCGTACGGGCGTCGTACCCCGTCACCTGCACTGCCACCCGATCCGGGTTGGCACGCAGCAGAACGGCCGTTGGGCTGGTTGGATGAGCCCTTCTTGCCGCCCTGCTTTTGAGGTGACTTGTTCTGGACCCGGCTGTTGCCGACCCCATCGCCCTCGTCACTGCCATCCTTCTCGTCTTCCTGCTCGTCGCCTGGACTACCACCCGGCCGCTTGGGCCTGTCGCGTAACGCTGAGGTGATGAGCCCGTAGTACTGGAGCATGTCCAGGTTGGGCGGGAAGTTGAGTTCGATACCTAACTGAGGGCACGGCGCCCCCAGATACACAGCTCCAGGCGGACGCAGTGGCCGCATGAAACCCAGCGTCTGCTCGATCACCAGGTCGCCGGCGATGTTCATCGCAAGCTGCAACTGGGGGTCAGGCGTCTCGCCGTACACCTCACCGGCCCGCACGTGGTGGCGGAAGATGAGATGCAAAGCCTCGTGCAGGATCACGTAAGCAAGTGAGTCCCGATCGAGGCTGTCAACAAACTTGGGATCCCAGCAAAGGATCCCGTCCTTCGTCACGCCGCAGGTGCCAGAGCCTGGCGTCTCCTGCTGCTTGAGCGAATAGATGTAGCTGGCCAGGTAGGGGGCGTACTCGAAAGTACGCACCCGGCCCTGAGCCAGCTTGTCTCTTGGTGTCATCGGCTCCTCTCTAGTTCGATGAGAACTCGGGGTTGAGTCGGTCAGAAACCAGGATCTCCACGTCTTGGGTCAGCAAGTCAGCCACCGCCTGGCACAGCATGTGCGTGGCGTATGCACTGGACATTGCAATCTCCTCGACAGTGGCACTGCCTTCGGCAATGGCGGTCGTGCCACTGCGAAGGACAGTCGCCGTCAGGATCGTGATCGCCTGAGCAAGCACGCGAGCACGGCTGTTGAAGTCACCCGGCGGGCAGTCTGGACAGATCTGCCGCACGGTCTGGAGAAGGATCTGCTTGGCATCGTCCGCATTGCGGAGAGCGATGCCGCCCGGATAGTCCTTCTGATCACCACCGTCAATCCACTTAACGTCGTGGCCCATGGCCACCTCCTTTCGTGAGAGTAAGAATCAGTTGAGGCCCTGCGGCACGAGCTTCATTAGCTTGTTCATGAGGCCAGTAGCCGGCATCCATCCGTCCGGTCGAACACCACCCTGAGACACGGTCGCCCAGAGCGGCTTGAACTGGGAGAGGAACGTCTCGATCTCGTTCTCTCCGATCTCAATGAACGCGTGAGCGGCACGCGTCCAACGCTCCTGGTCGGTGTCGGAGCGGAGCTCCTTGACCAGGCCAGTGAGCAAGCAGATGCACAGGTCCGGGCGGCCGGGCTTGTACTTGAACTTCTCGCTGCCATCGAGGATCGCAGCTGGGTTGACCAGATCCAGCGTCGCCATGTACCGCATGAACTCACCGCCGGCAGCGTCGCCAACGCAGCCAGTGATCAGCTCGCGGAACACGCCGCTGCCGGGCTGGTGCCCGACCGACTCGGCAGCACTGAGCACCTTGACCACGTACGACCACGTGCGTGGGTTAGGAAAGCTCAGGCACTCGTCGCTGTCCGGCAGCTTCTCCATGCAGTCGGGAGCCGACCGCAGGAACGCCTCGACCAACGCGCCGTACTTGGGATACAGCTGGCGATGATCTGCGGGCACTGTCGGGAACGACGGAGCCGACCACTCAAGGCCAGCCCGATAACCCTTGAACAACTCGTTGCGGTCGACCTGCCACCGGTAATGGAAGAACCGACTGCGCATCGACGGCGGCAGTGCGTTGCCACCTGGAGCAAGCTCCGGAGGATTGGCAGCAGCCACGATGATCGTTGACTCTGGCAGAGTCACGTCACCAACGCGTCGTTCCGTGATGAGCGACAGCTCTGCAGCCATCGTCGTCGGCGGCACGCACGTGAACTCGTCAAGCAACAGGAACCCGAGCCCGTCCTTGAAGTCCTGCACCCACGAGGTGGGCATCATGCGGATCACGCCGGCCTCGCGGTCAGCGTCCGGGTAACCGGAGAAATCCTCAGGCAGGTGAGTCGAGCCAATCAGCAGGTGGAAGTTACGCTTGAGCGCCTTCGCCAACTGGCCGATGACCGTCGTCTTACCAACGCCGGTGCCGCCCCACACAATGGACGGAACGACCTGCAATGCAATGAACAAGGACTCGTTGGCCGTATGAGTGGCCATAGAAATCTCCTGGTTAGAAACTGAAAGAACGGAGCAGCACGCGCTGCCCTCTACTAGTAATCGCCGGCCCCTGAAATCAGGGGGCGTATGGATCTGTCCGAACAAGGACGTCCGGAGGGACTATGCACGACAGGCTTCGGCCGTTGTCCCACTGGACGCCTACCTGCAGCTGGTCTTCGCCCGCGAACTGCAGTTCTGTTACGTGAGTCACCGTCCCCTCAGAGCCCGAAGGGACCGGGTCAATGTCAGCACCCATCGCAACCAAAGTCACCCTGTCTCCGGCTCGGTATCTCATGCTGACACCGACAGCAGGGTGGTGACGGCCAGTGCACTCTCTGCCTGCTCGAGCGGCTCACGCATCCAGTCAAGGCACTGACCAAGCGCCGACTCGTACGACTTGATCTTGTCGACTAGTGCACGAGCACGCTTGGCCATAGCCTTCGCCGATCGCGGCTCGACAGAACCAGAGGCCGCTGCCTCTAGCACTGCCGCACCCTCTCGCGTCACCTCCTCGTTGAGCTGGTCGAGGATGTGCTTCACTGTGTCCGGAGACTTGGCAGTCTCGAGAGGCACGGTGTGGTAGCTAGAGATCTGGGCATCGGACTGCCACTGACTGAACGTCTGCACCCCAGACTGTGGGATGTAGAAGACATTCCGTCCGCCCAGCTCCACGCCCTTGAGCTTGGCTACTACATTGGCGATGACACCGTGCAGCTGGGCCGGAGTTACATAGAGCAGGTTGCTCTGGTACTCCGCATCCAAATCGGTAGACAGCTGAAGGCTGTCGGCCTGAGGGTTCCAGCTGACCAGTGTCACACGGCCAGCAGCCTCGTCCACCTGAGCGGAAGCGAGGTGCGTCACCGTGTTGCGCGTCGTGCCCTTGCGGACACGCGTCGCCTCGAACGAAAGCTCAGGCTCGAGTGCCCGCACGGATAACACCGCGTCGGCCTCGATCGAGAGCCCCTTGCACACCGTCTGCATGGCACGCTCGAGCGAGCTGTGCTTGGACGGTGGGCGGTTGACCATCTTGCCCCACCCCTGATTGTCGCAGGCTGTCTGCAACAGTGAGCGGAGGTGCGGCTTGTTCTGCCCGAAGGCAATCGCCGCAGAGCCAGCAATCTGAATCGTCATCGGTTCCCTTTCAGTGTGAAAAGCAGACGGGCCGCCCAGCCTTGCGACTGAAGCGGCCCGCCTGCCGGGAGGTGTACTAACGTACAGCACAGTGCTGCACTTTGCCTAGATCAGGTGTCGAGCATGATCTCCCAGAACTCTGCCTGCTCGAGCACCTTCGCCTGATGCCATGCCGCCTCGACGGCAGCGTCGGCATTGCGATACCAACCGCGCGGCTTGTCGTCGCGCTCGTCGGTGAGGATGAAGTAGAACCGTCGACCCACGCCGAATACCTGGCCGACAACCTTGCTATCAAGCAAGACGTCGATCACCTTCGGGCCATCATCCGTGACAGGATCAGCCATCGAACACCTCCAGAATGGAGAGAAGAGATTGACGTGGGTCGCACGACCCATGCGTCTGGTCAGATCCGCCGGCGGCGGAGGACCGTGAGAAACCTGGCACCTGCGATATACAGGGCACAGCAGGCAGTGACCTGGTCCGGGTGGGTTTGCACCATCCCGGCCAGGCCGAACGCCAGCTTGAACGCCGGGTCAATAAGACCCAGCAACTCGCTGAAGTTGTAGTTCATCACAGCTCCCCGAACTTCTCGGCGAGGAGCATGTCAGCCACCTCGCGTCGTTCGCCGTTGGTGCAGTGAGCCAACGCACGGACAAAGGCAGACCGATCAACCTCCACCGGGCCGGCACACAGCCGGTCACGGCACTCATCCAAACGGATGAACTGCATGGCCGCCACAGCTGGGGCCTTCGACTCACGGTTCTCGCTCGACATGGGACACCTCCCTAAGCACGCCGGGAAAAAGAAAAGAGGACTGACAGCCCGGCGCTGCCAGCCCTCTACAAGTAATCGCCGACCCCTGAAAACAAGGGGTTTACGTCAGTCGCCGCAGGACACGTCGGCCATGCGGTCGATTGCCTTCACGACAGCCAAGTGGTCCTGCACGGCGTTGAGTTCCGACAGGATCCGATGGCAGTGTTCCTCTGCGTAGTCAAGCACGTTGCCAACCTCGTCGGCTGAGTAGCCGCGCTGGTGTACGTAGATCACGTCAGATACGAGCACTCGCAGCTGGTATGCCAACTCTGCTGATGCTAGTAGCGATGCACCGATTGGGTCTTCGTCCATCGTGCCTCCTATTGGTCTGGACAAACGGAGAGCAGGGACTGAACTTGAAGCAGGTTGACCGCTTCGTCGATCTCATCTTTAGCGCGAGTCAGCACGTGCTGTAGCTCAGCAAGGCTGCGGCGAAGATTTCGATACGCCAGCGCAGACTTGGCGTCCATCAAGGCAAGGTCCTCTGCGTGACGTCCATCTGCAATGCAGTCAGGGCACTCGCAGTAATTACTGCGCTCGTTTCTGAGACGAGACAGCTGGGACCTCTCGGCAAACGCAGCCTTGAGCATTGGCTGTGACCTGACAACATCTGCAGCGGAGCGACCGTGCAAGTACGAGGCAAAGCGATGTGCACGGATTGCCTTGTCCATCACCTCGTCTAGCACTTCCTTTGGCGGCACCTGTTTCACCGTGACCATACTGAGTAGCCCTCCTTCCTGAGTTGCTCGGCAAGCTGTGCCTCAGCCCGCTCGGCGTCCTGCCTGGTTGTGTACGTGCGGCCATCGCTGAGGTCCGTCCTCAGCCCGCGTCCGTACTGTGTAACGTATCCCCTGTTCGCATGTACACCCTGCTTGTGCTGGGCGTACCGATACTCGGGGTCATGGGCAGTGCTGCCTACATACAGGCAGCGGGCACCACCCTTAGGGTTGGCTCGCCGGACTCGGCCGTGATCAAGCACGGCGGGATCCAGCTCAACGACATACAGACTGAACACGTAACTCCCCATCGGAACACCTCCCAAAAAAGAAAAGGGAGGCCGGCGCCAACGTGGTCACCGGCCTCCCGAATTAACTCGCCGACCCCTGAAATCAAGGGTCAATCGCTGCAGCAATCGAGCACTGACGCAAGGCTCTTCGTTGCCCGGAACTCAGCGAACGCAGCGTTGAGCTTGGCCAACTCCTGCTCAACTTCAGTCCACCATCCCTCCCACAGCTCGCACTGCAGGCGGGCCCTGAGCAAGGCGATCTCTCGCTCGAGCTCTTGCACTGGGGTGTCTTCCTCTTTGGCAAACACCTTCGTGCCTGTGGCTATGCAGCGCTTCGCACTCGCAAGCTGGTCAGTACGCAGGTTGTGAATGCTGGCAACAACCTCTTGCGCCGCGAGCTCAAGCACGCCGACCTGAGCCTCCAGCTTCTCGACACGCACAAGATCCTGTGCGGTCACACGATTCCCTGTGGCTACGTTCATTCGACCACCTCCTCTTCAGAGTCGGTGCCGATGTCCACGCCCAGATCACGCATCAAATTGACTGCGATCTCGACACGCCCAGCGACTACGCCAAACGTCTCGTCGTCGAAGTCGGACAGCATCAGCAGGTCGTGGTTCTCCTGCCGGTACTGATCCAGTGCGTCCAGCACGACCTCGAGCTGGTCATTCGTCAGGCTCACAGTCGTAAGTGAGTCGCTCACGCGTTTCCCTCCTGAGGGTTTCCCCCTCTGTTGCGATCAGGATTGCGGTCCTGATCTTGGTGTAGAGACTGGTCACTGATTCCATGTGGGCGTCAGTGAACTCGCCCATTCCGTCCTTGCTGGAGACTAGCGCATCGAGCGCGTCGTCGTAAGATCTCAACTCGTCCATGAGGAATGACACTGCCACCCCTCGTGCGGTGACCGTGTGCAGTCTCATTCCTGCTGCCCCTCCTCCTGCTGTGCGGGAGCGGAAAGGGCCTGGCGATTCTGGGTCAGGAACTTGACCGACTCATCGCCCTCGTACATCCGAGCGACCTCGACAGGCATGAGGATCGGATGCTCCTCGCCTTCCATGAGAACAATCTCACGGCCGGCATGGCACAGAGCACCGACGAAGTACGTGTGGTCTGGGTCTCGTGCGGACTTGGGTCCGTCGATCACTACGTAGAACTCGTTCTCCCTGCGTCGCTTGACTGACGCAGAGATCACGAGCTCCTTTGCCTCGCTCTTGGTGCGGACCAGAGCGTAGACACGATTCTTCTTGACCTTTCCGCACCGATACTGCATCACCAGGTAAGGGGGCCACGCTGGCATAGCCATGTGAAACTCCGGGTTAGAGAAATGAAAAAGCCCCGCCGGGTAGGGTGCCCGGCAGGGCTATCGAACCGTCTACTACTACTCGCCGGCCCCTGAAATCAGGGGGTTTTCGCTTGGTCCTCCGGCTCGTCGTCCAGCTGGGCGTCGATCATCCTTTGGTCTATCCCAAACTGAGCGAACAGCAGGTCGAGCACTCCGTCCCGCCAGTCGCCCTTTGGCTTGCCGTCCTCTCTCCACGACTTACTAAGCATTGCGTACAGCGAGTGCGCGTCGCTGTCTGCGAGCCTGATGATCCGCTCGCCGCTATCCACCATCACCGACACAGACTTGGACCAGTCCCAGTCCTCGTTGGGCTTGGGTGCGCCACACAGTGGGCAGTCGTGCATTGACTCACCTCTTTCTTGCTTGGGTTTGGGGTACTTGGCATCAGCGTATGGCATCAGGCACCTCCTTTGATCTTCTTCATCCGGACACGGGCCGCATCGAGCGTGCGGTCCTGCAACTTAGCCGCCAGCCGCTCGACCTGAGCAGACAGGGCGTCAACCTTCTGACTCATGCCGTCTACCATCACGGACATGGCAGACTCGCGGTCGTCCATGTCATCCTTGAGCCAGTCGACCCGGTCTCGGGCAGACGCGGCCATCTTCCAGGTCACGTACACGCTGGCTATCACAGCCAGGATGGCACAGCCTTGAGCTGCACTCAGGGTCACGAGCGTCATCTTTTATTCCTCCCTCCAAGAAACAGGGGAACTGCCCTCATCAGTCACCGCATCACGGTGAGACCCGCCGAAGCGGGTTTCGGGCTACTCTCCAGCCAGAACACTAGGCACGTCATTGCCCAGCTCGAGCAGCTGCTGGCACAGCGTGGCATGGCGGGAACGCAGCGAAGCCAGCTCGGCAAAGAGCCGGTCGCGTTCCCCCTCAGCCACAGCAATCTGTACCTTCGCAGCATCCAGCACGTGGCGGTGCTGCGTGGCATCAGAGTCCAGCCGCTCGTGTGCCGACTTGAGATCGCGTCGTGCCACAGCCAGCAAGCCGTCGCACTCCTTGACCTCAGCCTCGAGCCGAGCTATTCGCTGTGGTGCAGCCAGGTAGCTGGTCACCGACTCCGAGACGCCGTAGAGCCACGTGTTGGCACTACCAGACGCAACGAACATCGAGACCATGAACCCGACCGCAACCAAAGCACACGAGACAACAAACAGGTCACCCTTACGAAAGGACATGGGACACCTCCACAAGACTCCCGCCCAGTCCGCCGGCTGACTGCCGACTAAAAGACTGAGCAGGAAATGCGGTTGGTGGGAGGTGCCGCTGACCTGCTACTGATACTCGCCGACCCCTGAAAACAAGGGGTTTGCTGTCACTTCAGTGTGAAGCGACCCAAGCACGGAGCAGCGCCAGTACCACGTTGGCGGCGCAGTCCAAGAGCACAAGGACCAGCACAGCACGCATCGCCGCGCGTAGAAGCCAAAGCATTTCCAATCCTCCAAGAGAAAGACCCGAACAGCCTGCAAAGGCGCAGGAGCTCGCCCAGCAACCGAAGTCACTGGGCGGCCTCGCGAGCCCTCACCAATCGACGACTCCCGGAAACGGGTCGTCTTCGGCGTCCTTCATCTCTTCCAGGTACGCCTCACGACGCTCGGCATCGCACAGGTCGCAGACAAACGCCGGGTCAGCGACCTCGTTGGCGAAGACGTTCCCACAGCAGCTGCAGCACAGCATGCGAATCCTCCGTGCCAGTCAGTCCTCAGCGAAGTGCTGCGGTTGCTGCTGACACTGTTACTCGCCGGTGCCTGAAAACAGGGGCGTTCGCAATTCGCGAACTGCGGGCAAGCGGGGAAGAGCGACCCAGATTTAATTGGCTCGGGCCACCTTCACGACCGCGTGTTCCTTGTCCGACAACGCAAGCCCGCGCTGGCAAAGGACTTACGGCGACAGATCAAAGGCCCCGAGCCCCCCTTTCGCGCCCGCCCCTCATGTAAATGCAGCCCCTGGATTTTTTCCCGTTTTCGAAAGGCCCCGACCCATAAAACAAGCAAGGAGTCCCCATGCCAACGAACAAATCCACCACCGAGTCCCGCATCCGTGACCTGACGAACGCTAATCGCCCTATGACGCTGGACATGCACGCCGGCGACGGTGACCCGATGGTCCTGGACATGGACCCCAGCCAGGTGCCAGCCAGCCAGCTGCACACTCCAGCCGGCCGTGAGTCGGTGCTTGGCGCCATGACGTCCGGTAGCTCGAGCTTGCTGCCTCGTCCGCCTGTGGCTGGTGACGGCCATGACCCTCTTGGCGAGGCCGCTGGCGACCGCTACCTCAATGACTCCTGGAAAGACGTGCGTCAGGCCAATGCCAGCCAGGACAAGTTCATCGGCAACCAGATGCGCCACAACTCCATGTGGAAGGGCTACGGTAAGCCGCAGTCTCCAGGTGGCAACCCCGTCGGACTTGGTGGTTAGCCCGTTCTGGTTCCTGTTCGACGACGAATGGGGCCTTGCGCGCTTCTCCTGAGGCGTGTACAACCGTGCGCTAGTTCGATAACCCTAGCGCAAGGAGGCTCTCATGATTGAGGCCACAGTCACAGGAAACGTAGGCCGCATGCCTGAGGTGCGGATGACCAAGACCGGCAAGCAGATGGCGAACTTCTCGGTCGCCTCTAGCTCAAAGACCCCAACCGGAGAGCAGACCACCTGGCTCGACGTCGTGGTGTTCGATGAGCAGGCCGACATCGTCGCCGAGTCGCTTCAGCCGGGAGACCGGGTGGTGATTCGCGGCAACCTGCAGCTCGAGCAGTACACGAAGAAGGACGGCACGACTGGCACGTCGCTGCGCCTGCTGGCCAACGAGGTTGGCAAGAGCCTGCGGTGGCGCAAGCGTGACCGCTCCGAGAACCACGAAGAAGAGCTCGTGGGGTTCTAGGCATTCTGCGCAGCTGTCCGAATGGGAAGGGATGCCCGTTCGGCGGCTGCCAAGAATGCTTGATCGCGGCAACCCTGTCTATTTCGTTAGAATCGCTACTACAGAGCGTTGACACCCCCAAACTGGGCGGGAGACAATGTTAGCGTTGGCTTATCTAGTGGCAGCAGACAGGGAGCACCACAATGAGTTGCGATCATGAGCAAGCCTGCCTGACGTGCAGGTTTTTTTCCAGAGCGACGGACGACAGTGAGCTTGGGGAATGCAGGCGCCATGCGCCGTCCCCAACAGTGTTCGAGGACGCCGAGCTGCGCAATGTGGACGCGCTATGGCCACAAGTACTAATCGAGGAGTGGTGCGGCGAATGGGAACCAAAGACAGCGACATCGTCACGCGTCTAGATCGCTGGGCAATCGAAGCCGGCTCAGTGCCCGCTTCCGACCTCATGGACGAGGCGGCAGCCGAGATTGAGCGGCTCAATCGCGAGGTTTCCGTTTTGGTCGCGGAGTGCCAGCGGCAAAAGGAACTGCTGGTCAACGGGGCCACGCTTACCGACGCGGAGCAGGAGGCAACTACGGCTCCGCTAAGGGTTGACCGCATTACCCTTATTGTCCATCACCGCAACCGAGACGGACTTAGGTTTTGGGCGTCAAGATTGGCAGAGTCATTTGCGTGCTGCGAAAGGGTGTCTCTCCCAAAAGGCGAGGACGAACGGGAACGCCTGTCGCCGCCAGCGACATAAGCCCCGAACGTATGTCAAAAGCGACGAAAAGCGAACACATTCCAATATGAGTAGCCACCTCATAGCCCTGACTGGCTGCATCTACGCCTACGTCTCAGCGGAGCAGTTCTTTCGCGGGAATCCAGGCTTGGGTATCGCGTACATGGGGTACGCCTTTGCCAATGTCGGGCTGTACCTGGTGGCCAAGTAGCCCTGTCGCCTGCCTGCGGGACATAAATCCTGCATGGCTAACGAAGACAAGTACGGCGCAGTGCGCCCGGTGCCTCCCCAGCAGTTCACTCGAGGAGAAGTCCCGAGCGTTGAGGGCGCCGTCAAGCAGCTCACTGGAGTGACGCTGCCTTTCGCCGACCTGTCTCGCGGGCCCGGATCGCTGATCAGCAACGCAGCCGTCATCGGCAGCAACCCATTGCTGTCCGGGCTCACCGCTCCGCCACGATACGCGGAGAACGAGATCTTTCCTCGCAACCCCACTAGCCAAGACATTGAGGTTCTGAGCAGCCCGGCGCGATGGGAGCCAGATTCCACCGGCGACATGAGCCTGCTGCTGAACAGGCGGCCAAGAGCGCTAGACGGCCTGCGGGCATCACGCGGCGGACCCATGATGCCCGGTGAAGGAGCCTAGCGATGGAAGGACTCATCGAGGCATTCACCGGATCTCCGGACCCTGAGGCCGCACGGCGCATTGCTGAGGCCAAGAGGCTGGCCGCAAACTACATCTCTGCCGACATCTCACGGCTTGCCGAGAATCAGCCGCACGTTGCGCAGACGCCGGACGAGATGGTGGGCAGGGCGGTGCCGGCCAAGATCCGCCCCGAGATGGCCGACCAGGTGCGCTACGGCTTTCAGCCTGGAGTCAATGAGTACGGCGAGCCCATGTCTTTCATGGACGACAACGCCGCCAATCGCGTGGCCGACACCATCGAGCGCCGGTACGGCACGTTCGAGAACCAGCCAAGCTGGAGAAACGCAGACGACTACGCCAAAGCCGGTGCCGAGTACGCCAAGACCAACGCCGGCCAGCACTACGGATCAGTAGATGAGGCCTATACCGCCTCCAGGCAGCTGCTTTCCCCAGAGCGGTACGCCTACATGCAGGATGTAGGGCGCACAGTCGACCTGCTCAGGGGCCTAAAGGACACGCCGGTCACCTCCACATCCACCTACAAGAACAGCTACAAGCAGCCCCTCGCCAGAGACGGACTGAACATTGCCAACTACGAGCGGTTCGGCGACGGCAGCGTGGCGCAGGACTTCTTCAGCGACCCCACGTCCCCAGTGGCCTGGTATCTGCGCACGTCGAACTATATTCCGTCCACCATCCGCAGCACGGCGGACAGCGCCAGCACGGCGGCAGCCAATGCGCTGGGACAGACCAACTTCACCAACCGATTCCGGCTCGGTCCTGTAGCTGTCATGGACCTGCCGTCGGATGCCACCCCAGAGCAGTACCGACAGCGCGCCGCTGAAGTGGAAAAGCTAGCGCAAGACGTGGCGCCACCCAGCTGGCAGCACGTGGTTGGGAAAGCACCTCCCGTAGTGGCCGATACCGTAGGTTTCTTTGGGGAAATGATTGATCCGTCGGTAATCGCATCTTCTATTACTGGCGCTCCTGGAATGCTGGCCGGGCTGAAGACGGCACCCAGCCTGGCCGCTAAAGCAGCAACTGCTGCTGGTGCGTTTGGGCGCAGCGCAGTGGGGGAGCTGAAGCCTGAGGCCATGTTTGCAGCTCCGCAGTGGGCGGCGCAGGCTTCCATGCCGGCAGAGCGCACCTGGCAGGACTACTTGTTTGGCGCCGGTCGGCCGGAGCAGAGAAACCCTGAGGTGACGACAAGGGCAGCCAACATCCTGGACTCACTCAAGCGCAACAGCCCGCAGGACATCTGGCAGTCACGCAATCGCTACAACCCGCTGCCGATGCCCGTAGCTCGAGAAGCCGACGTGGGGGCAATGTACTAACGTCGCGCGCTGGCATGCACGCACGTACACTATTTCGCAGGTCCAGCACACAAACCTGCGGAGAGTCGCATGTCCGACGAAGCACTTCTCGAGTCCGACGCCCCAGAATCACAGGTAACGCAAGATGTCGGCGGCGAATCGCAAGCAAGCGAGCCCGCGACGTCGCAAGCCACTTCGCCGGCCGCGCAGGCCGAGCCGACCATCTGGACCTCCTTCCGTGCTCTGCCTGACTTCCAGGGGCAAGACGACCGTCAAATTGCTGGGAGGCTCTACGCTTCTCTCGAGCGAGAGAAAGCAGCAACAAAAGCTCTCCAGCAATACCAGCAGCTCATCCCGTACGCCCAAGAGTACTTGACTCACCGCCCGCAATTTGAGGCGTTCCTCAAGAGCCAGCAGACGCCCGCGCCGCAGCAGCAGGCCCCCGCCCAGCCGCAGCAACCAGAGCAGTCCAAGTGGTGGAATCCCCCGCAGCTCCGCGACAGCTACAAGCGGTTCATCGTCAAGGACGAGCAGGGTCGCGAGACAATCGACCAGAACGCACCACCGTCGGCGCGCGAAGAACTGTACGAGTACATGAAGTACCGCGCGGACTTCGCCCAGAAGTTCCTCTCCGACCCGCAGGCCGCTATTGGCCCAATGGTCGAGCAGGTCGCCGCCGAGCGTGCCAAGCAGATCGTTGAGCAGCAGCTCCGCGAAGTCGGCGAAGCCGGATACGTCTCCACTCTGGAGAAAGACAATTCCGACTGGCTCTACGAAAAAGACGGAACCACGCCCACGCGCGAAGGCTTGATGATCCAGAAGTACATCGACCAGGCTGCGCAGAACGGCTACTCAACTCCTCAGGGTCGTTGGCAGTACGCGTGCGACATGGTCGAGCGCGACCTGCTGCGCGAAGCGATGGACATCCAGAAGTCGCGACAGCAAGCGCCGCAGTTCGCTGCGCCACAGCCGCAAGGCTTGCCAGCTCCGCAGCAACTCGGCCTACCTGCGCCGACTGCATCTGCTGTGCCATCAGCAACACCGCCGGCACAAAATCAAGCAGAGAAGGACATAGAATATTTGAGAAGGGAAGCGAGCAGGAACCCGAGTCGGTCACAGCCGGCAACGGACCCTCGAATTCCCAAAGGACCAATGACCTTCGAACAACGCCTGCGCTCTCAAATGAGACGCGACGGCATCGAGTGAAAGGCAGCAAATGGCCAGCAACACCGACTGGGCACGTACGATCGGGACGACTCTCGTCAATCACCTCAAGGAGGAGGAGCTGACGACCTTCCGTAAGTTCAAGGTCTTCGCCGCTCTCGAAGCGAACGGCAAGGTCGCGATGAACCAGGGCGGACGAGGTTTCGACTGGCAGGTTCGCTTTAAGAACCAGCCTGTGACCTCGAACAATGGTGAGTCGCCCCGCATCTTTGCTCGCCACAACCTGTGGCAGCGTGCCAACCTCCCCTATCGTGGCTACAGCGTCACGGACATGGTAAGCAAGCGGGAGATGCTGGAAAATCGTGGTGCTCAGGCTCTCATCGACGTGGCCGGCAAGATGGCGAGCCGCCTTCAGGAGTCGATGGAGCAGTACCTGTCGAGCGAGGTCTACGTCGACGGCAATGCGACCGGCAACGAGAACCGGTTTCACGGACTCGAGTCGATCTTTGGTTACGACGGGACGATCAACGTGGGCAGCGGCGCCAAGCGCACAGCTAACGCCGCCGACCCGTTCGCCTTCCCGTCGGACGTGTACGCTGGCCTGGACACCAATCTTGGCTACCTGGCCGGCTCGCTCAAGCCTGTCTCGCCGACGCCGTCGAAGAACTCGTGGCCGCTTGTGCCAGCTGATCCTGAGTATGACTACTACTCGCCGATCATCTGCAACTACACGAGCACCTACTTTGCTGGTTCGACCGGCACGAGTCTGGCTGCTTCGTGGCAGGGCAACTGCGTCGAGGCCATCCGCGAGGCGGTCAACCACGCAAAGCGGAATGACACGAAGGAAAACCAGATCGACATGATCCTCCTGGATCGTGCGCTCTACATCCAGTTCCTCAACCGGCTCGATGCCCGCGAGCGAGCCATCGTCTCGAAGAGCAACGGCCTCCGCAGCTACGGATTCGGGGACGTCGTGGAGCTCGACGGAATCGAGGTTTCGACTGAATATGCTGTTCCTCCGGGTGTCGGCTACGGCCTCTCGATCGGGAACATGGAGCTGAAGTGCATGGAAGGCCAGCTCATGACGGCTGAAGGGCCCTTCTACAACGAGGAGCTCCAAAGCCACCGGTACGCGGTGTCGGTCTTGGCAAACATCAAGATGAAGAGCCCGCGCAACTTCATCAAGTTCGCGGCTATCGCCTGATCTTAAGGAAAGGAACTCATGAGCACTCTGACTGCTGATCCTGGATTCGCACGTGGTTCGGTTCTTGGCATTCTCTGGAAGGCCTACGACGCCGAGAACGGTGACGGCTCGCACGTCACCGGCGCCTTCAAGGAATTCCTCGACACGACTCCGGCGACCGGCAAGCTGAACTCGAACCGCACGGTCAGCTGCGTGGCCGTAAAGAACTCGAGCGGCAGCGCCCTGCTGCCCGGAGCGGTGGCAAAGTTTAAGGACGGTTCTCTGACTGAGGTGGACGGCTTGGCAACCACCTCCAGCCTGCGAATGGGCATCGTCGACGAGTATCTCCCGGCGGCCGGCGTGGCCAACGGCGAAGTGTTCTGGCTGGTTGTTAGTGGCCCTGCGACCGTAACCAAGACGTCGACGTCGGTTGCTGCTGGCGGTGGTTTTGGTCTGTCTGCAACCGCTGGCTCTGCCGCCGCCGTCAGCACGAACCCGCTGCTCGGTTATGCGCTTGAGACCAGCAACACCACGAGCAGCCGGATCCTGGTGCGGACGGTCGAAGGCTACTAAGCAGTAGCGCAAGCATGGTTCGAAAGCGGGGCGCATGGGGCGAGTTTCCCATGCGCCCCGTCTCGTTAGCAGCGGCGCTACAATAGTCCTGAGGGACTGAACAAATGTGCGCTACCACAAGCGGCGTGTGCCACGATTGCGGAAAGGCCTATCCGGCTGAGGCTTTCCAGCTTCAGGAATCTGGAAAAACCAGCGCACGCTGCGCTTCCTGCCGCAAAGAAAAGAAGTCTGCTAAGCGCAAGGCCGAGCGCACCAAGACGATGCACGACATCGAGGCCGGAGCCATTACGGCGTTCACGGCCAATGCCATCGCAGGCGGGCAAAACATCCCGCACAGCTGCGAGGTTCTTGAGCGTGTCATGGAGTACTTCGGCGGCGTGTCGGGGTTCTCGTCGCTACTAGTCAAGCAGTACTTCGACAGCCCTCCAGGAAGCTCCCAGAGGGCCAAGATGCTCGAGGCCATCCTTCGCCTGGTCGTGAAGAACACAGAGCAGGGAGGGGCAAAGAAGCCGCTTGGGCAGTGGTCTGACGACGAGCTGGAGTCCGAGCTGGACGCCCGGCTCAAGGTCATTGCCGTTCAGTATCAAGGGAGGATCGTAGATGGGACGTTCACGGAAGAAGCCGCAGGCGCCACCGCCCCTGCCGTCGGTCTCACGGATGAGCGGGTTCCAGGCGGACCAGCTGAAGGAGATCCAGGCCGAGCTCGCCGACCGAAGAATCGAGGCGCTAAAGCTGTACAGCCCGACGCCGAACCAGGCGGAGATGCACGCGTGCAAGGCAAGTGAAATAGTTGTTCTCGGTGGCAATCGGTCGGGGAAGTCCCTGTCCACGTTTATTGAGGACGCCCGAGCCGTAACCGGGCAGGATCCCCACAACAAGTACCCGCTCAAGGACGGGAACCTTGTGATTGTGGGCCGGGACTGGAAGCACATCGGCATGGTGGTATACCCCATGCTGTTTCGTGCTGGCGCATTCAAGATCATCAAGGACCGGACCACAGGGCAGTGGCGCGCCTACAACCCTGCACTGCTGGGCGACGTAGAGCGGTCGGCACAGGCCAAGCCAGCGCCGCCGATGATCCCTCCTCGAATGATCAAGAAGATCTCCTGGCTGCTCAAGAGCGCCAGGTACATCCAGTCCTGCGAGCTGACCAACGGCTGGACGATCTACTTCTTCAGCTCAGAGGGCGAGCCGCCGCAGGGCTTTCAGGCAGATAGGGTACACATCGACGAAGACTTGTCTTCTGAGGCATGGCTCCCCGAAATGCAGGCGAGGCTTGCTGACCGTAAAGGCTGCCTGTGCTGGTCGGCCATGCCCCATTCCAAGAACGACTCTTTGGCCGGATTGTCGGAGCGCGCCGACAACGAGCTGCTGGCCGGCAAGGAGAAGCCAGACATTGTTAAGTTCGTCCTGAGGTTCCTGGACAACCCTCACATCGACCCAGACGAAAAGCGCAAGAACCTCGAGCGCTGGGCGGCGCTGGGCGAGGACGTGCTCAGGATGCGCAGCGAGGGCGAGTTCGTCACCGACTCGATCCTTTGCTACCCCAGCTTCACGATGACGGTGCACGGCTACGAGAGGGCGGATCTGCCAAAGAACGTAGTTCCGGATGACTGGACAAGATACGCAGTCATTGACCCTGGACACGCCGTCACGTCCGTGCTGTTTGCGGCCGTCCCGCCAGACGAGTCCATGCTCCTGGTATACGACCAGCTGTACATCCGCCAGTGCAATGCCGTGATCTTTGGCGAGAAGTTTGCGGAAAAGGCCAGAGGCCAGGCATTCCACGCCTTCATCATCGACATGCACGGCGGTCGACTGCGGGACATCGGCTCTGGCCGGCTGCCTGTGGAGCAATACACCGAACAGCTGCGGAATCGGTCAATAACTAGCGAGGTGACCGGGTCTAGTTTTCTTGCTGGCTGTGATGACATTCCGGCGCGCATGTCGGCCACCCAGACCTACATGCACATACGTCCGTGCGGGACGCCAACCCTGAGGCTGCTTAGGGGCGCAGTGCCTGACCTGGAGCGCGAGCTGAAGCGCTACAAGAAGAAGGTCAACTACATGGCCGGCACCTACATCGTCACTGACGTGCCTAACACGCGCGGAGAAGTGCACGCCTGCCAGTGCCTCGAGTACCTCTGCGCATACAGGCCGAAGTACCACAAACCTAAGGTCGTGATCAAGGATGAGCCTTGGTACGTTGAGTGGGTCAAGCGCCGAAAAAAGCGGGCCGGCGGCGACGGATTCATCTATCTGGGCCCGCGCACAGGAGACTCCGATGGCCAGTGAGAGCAAGCAGCACGGCGCCCGTCTTGGCGACCAGGTTTATTGGTACGCCGACACCGTCACCCAGACCAATCCGCTGGTCGGCTGGATCAGCCGCACTCCGGGCGAATACACCGTAAATATCCTGGTTTTTACGCCTGATGTGGGCTTTATGGAGAAGGCCAGCGTTCGCCACAAGGACGATCCCGGCCTGCTCGAGAACCCGGCCTGGAGATCTTGGGGCTGCTGGGACTTCAGTCCGGCCCATAAAGACATGCAGAGGGCTGTGTCTGCGGCTTCGACGGTCGCCATTGCCCACGAGCGGAGCAAGGTAAACAAGGGGTAGTAGATGGCCGAGAACGACACTGGAGAAGACGTCCTCAAGGCGATCTCAGGGAGCTGGCTCCGGAAGATCGAGCTCGGCCTCAAGCACAAGCGTCCGTTCACGGACGACGCTCGCGAGGCAATGGACTTCTTCGACGGTCCGCACAACTGGTTCTGGAAGGACGAGTACTCCAGGAACGAGTTTGGCTACAACCGCTCGATCTCGCCTCCCGGATTCCGGATGCAGATCAACCGGGTGTTCGAGGCCGTCAAGCTGTTTGCCAGCGTCATCTACCACCGCAACCCGGTGCGCGAGGTGACGCCAAAGAAGTTCCCGTCCATACCGCCAGAGGCTCTCGGCGTGGACGTGAACGACCCGATGATGGCCCAGCAGTACGACCAGATCATGATGGAGGCCGGGCTTCGCGACAGCATCAGGGGCGTGGTGTCCAAGCTGATGTCGGCGTACTTGAACTACACGCCTGGCGAGTTGAACCTCAAGGTGCACAGCCGCCGAGTCGTGGACGAGGCGATCATCAAGGGCGCCGGTATCTGGTGGACGGAGCTCGTCCAGGATCCTGGCTCTGGCATGCGGGCCGTCGGCAGCTTTGCGGACAGCGTCGACAACCTGGTGCTGGACCCGGACGCCACAGAGATCGAGGACATCATGTGGTGCGCCCGGCGCTGCGTGCACCCGATCGACGTGGTAGCCAAGCAATACGGCATCGACGCCGAAGAGCTCCGCAAGAACCTCGAGGGCAAGGAGTCGATCAGGGCAGACGACCCCAACTTCGGCCACCGCTTCGCGGATGAGGGCAAGCGTGGGCTCCGGCAGGTAGGGCGCACAAACGACCTGATCACCTACTGGAAGATCTGGTCTAAGACCGGCTTCGGGGACCGACTCAAGGGATCCCCGAAGGATCAGCGAGGGTCATTCGACGCCATCGGCGAAAACGCATACATCGTCGTGGCGGACGGCGTGCCTTACCCACTCAATGCACCGCCGGCGATCCTAGAGGAGCAGGTAGACGAGCAGACCGGCCTGCCGCAGTCTCTGTTCCGTGCCGTGCAATGGCCGATCCCGTTCTGGGCTGAGTCGGCTGGCTGGCCGTTCGAGATGCTGTCGTTCCACCGCAAGCCCAACTACGTCTGGCCGATCAGTCACATTAAGCCAGGCATCCCAGAGCTGCGGTTCCTGTGCTGGGCGTTTTCGTTCTTGGCGCAGCGCGTGGCCGTCAGCTGCGAAACGATCATTGGCGTCAGCAAGGCCGCCGACCAGGACATCAAGGACCAGATCCTGTCCCAGTCGCAGGGCGGCTTCAAGATCGTAGAGCTGAGCGAGATTCTCGGCCGCAGCGTCAGCGACGTAATCTCCGTGTTCCAGCTACCCAACGCCACCAACGAGATCTGGCAGGTCATCGACGCCGTCACGACCATGCTCGAGAAGCGTCTCGGCCTGACTGAGCTCGTGTACGGCATGACCAATACACAGATCAGGTCAGCCACAGAGGCTAGCGTCCGCAGCGAGCAGATCAGCATCCGCCCGGACGACATGGCGGAGTGCGTCGAGAACAGCATGACGAACATCGCCCGCAAAGAGGCGATGGCCGCCAGGTGGTTGCTGACAGCTGAGGACGTGGCCCCGATCGTTGGGCCTCTTGGCGCTATGGCGTGGCAGGCGCACGTCATGCCGCAGGAGCCCATCCAGATCGCTCGTGAGTACGACTACAGGATCGAGTCTGGTAGCGCCCGCAAGCCGAACAAGGCCACGAGGGCTGAGCAGATGTCGGCAGCTCTGCAGAATCTTGGTCCTGTACTCAGCGGCCTGATCGGTGCTGGGGTAGTGGATCCTTTCAATGCGCTAATCACCGACTGGGCGGACTCGCTCGACCTGGACGCCACGCCTTACCTGGTTCCCCAGCCGCCACCCCCGCCACCAATGGCGCCTCCGGGAATGCCGCCTGAGGGGCCTGGCGCGCCGCCTGAGGCCATGCCGCCAGAAGGCGCTCCGCCGGACGCTGCCATGCCGCCGCCGTCAGATGGCCCGCAGATCCCCGTAGAGATGATGCCGCAAGCATGAACGACCTGCCTTTTGACCTGCAATCAGCCAGCAAGGACGCTCAGGACCACTACCGCAAGATGGTGGCTGATGGGCAGAATCCGCGCTTTGCCGAGATGTGCGCCCTCCAGGTGGCTCCTGGAACTCGAGGCACCGACCGCTCCTTTATGGAGGGGCGCCTAAACAGCCAGTTCTTTGACAGCATGCCTGCCCCGCTGGCCAGGCGGATGATCCGAGAGGCTAAGGCCTCCGGCATCAATGTGGCCGGGAAATTCTACATGGGAGGGCTGGCTGACAAGCGGGCCCACCGCGATCCGGCCGCGTGGATCGACAGCGTGGCAGACATAAAGAGGGTAGCGCAGCAGCGCGACCTCCACGTCACCGGGATCGTGGAGCACACGCCTCCGGAGAAGCCGCCACGCAAGAGCGTCGACATCGCGCCAGACATCCTCCGGGAGAACGTCCGGAAGGAAATGCTGTCCAACCCGACCCTCAAGAAGGGCGACGCAATCGAGCGAGTCAAGGACCGGATCGTACCCCGCTGGAAAAGGAAGAAATAATGGGCAGGCAGATTGAGCGAGTCTCGGCGATCACCAACACCTACACGCTGACGGCATCGGCCAGCACCAGCCCAAAGATCCCGTTTGGTGGAGCCGCTGGCGGTGTGTTTGTGGTGGATGCCGTCACCGGATCTCCTACGTCGGTGAGCTGGTACGCAGCGTTTGGGCCGGAAGGCACCCCAGCGCAGCTCAATGATGGATCGGCTGACGTCTCCAGCACGATCACGACCGGCAAGGCGTACCCGCTTCCGGATGCGCTGTACGGCTGTCAGTTCATTGTCGGCGTCGCCAACTCGGGCACCGCCACCATCCGCCTCTGCGTAAAGAGCTAGCGAATGCCAACTCAGGCCTTAGTGCGATTTCGTGTTCGTCAGGATTCGGCGGCCAACTGGTCGGCGTCCAATCCCGTTCTGGCTGCTGGTGAGCCGGGCCTCGAGCTCGACACCGGCAAGATCAAGTACGGAGACGGCGTCCGCAACTGGGCGACCCTGCCGTACTCGTCAGGTGTTGCATTAGGCACAACAACTCCGCCTGCTGCCGGGACTGGGGCTGTCGGAACTAGCACGCTGGCTGCACGGGCTGACCACACGCACTCACTGCCGACCGCACCCTCCTTTCAGTCAGTCTCCACCACTGGAGACGCAACAGTAGGTGGGTCGCTCACTGTGACTGGTGCTTTGGTGGGCGGCTCCCACCGGCACTCAACCGCCGAGATCAATGACTTCTCGGCGGCGGTGTTCGCTCAAATCAGTGCGTCCATCAAGGCGGGCTCTAACGTCACGGCGGCGCTTGATCCCGTTGCTCGGACGATCACGATCAGCAGCACAACCGTCGGGACGACGCCTCTGACCATCTCGTTTGATCCGGGAGACGCCACGTCTACTGACGGCTCGGCACTGTTCGTGTCAAAGGCTATCGGCGGATCCGGTGCCATCTCGTATCAGTGGCAGTCCTCCTCCGACAGCGGCACTTCGTGGGGTGACGTGGCTGGCGCTACCGGCACGTCTCTCGCCCTATCCGGACTGTCGGGTGCGGATGACGGTCGGAAGTACCGGCTCAAGGCTATGGCAGGCACTGAGACGGTGTACTCGCTCCCTGCCACCCTTCGTCTTCCCGCCATCGTGATTACTGCCCAGCCGCCGGACATCTCCGTTACGGTCGGTCAGTTGGTGACGCTCGCCGTGTCGGCCACCGCAGGGTCGTCCGCTGTTTCGTACCAGTGGCAATCGCGACCTGACTCCACTGTGGATTGGTCGTCTGTCAGCAATGCCACACAGGCCACTTATTCCTTCGTGCCCTCATCGGCCTCGACTGGCACGCAATACCGCGCCGCCGTTTCCGCACTTGGTCTTGTTCAGTATTCGCGAACAGCGACCGTCTCAGCGCTGCCATCGTCGCTTGCGTTCCTATCGCAACCCGAAGACGCTACCAGTTCTGGTGGTGCCGCCGACTTCAGTGCGTCTGCATCGGGAGGCACAGGGGCGATTGCCTACCGCTGGCAGAAGGCCAACGCCACAGGTGACTTCGCGGACATTGCTGACGGCACCTCTGGGGCGTCTGGGCAGGCAACGATCCTGCTATCGCTTACTGGGCTGGGTTCGTCTAATCACCTGTCCCGATACCGACTCAAGGCCACTGACTCCACCGGGTTTGTCGCGTACAGTGCATCCGCAACTCTCGAGACGCTTACCCTAGTCATCACGACACAGCCAAGCGACGTGTCGGCTGCGAACGGCGCCACGCTTGCAAGCTCCGCGTTCTCGGTAGCAGGAACCGCAGGCGGAACCATAACGTATCAGTGGCAGAAGTCTACCGACGCAGGCGCAACGTGGACAAACATCTCTGGCGCCACGTCCGCGACCTACGGCTCGATCACGGTCAACTATAGCGGCGGCACCCACAACGACGGCAACCTGTTTAGGTGCGGCCTTTCGTACAGCGGCCAGACCATCTACAGCAATGCAGCCGCCCTGTCTGTTGCGCCTGCCGCGCTAACGATTTCCGCCCACCCTGATGACGCCACGTCCAACAACGGGGCTGCGTCGTTTTCGCTCACGTACAGCGGCGGACCCTCTGGCGATGCAACAGTCTCGTGGCAGTGGCGCCCGGCCGGATCGGGGGCAGATGGATGGACACCCATCGCAGGGTCGGCCACCACAAGCAGCACTACCACTAGGTCTTATTCGTTTTCTGGACTCCAGGCGTTCTTGGGCCTGTCGGCAACTGGATACGATGGCGCGCGAGTGAGGGGCGTCGTGACAAAGGGCGCCGCTTCGGTATTCACAAACCCCGCAACGCTCACGGTTCCGGGAGTCGGACTAAGCGGCTCGCTTCCTGCGGACGCTACTGCGACGACGGGATCTGCCTCCTTCACAACTGTGTACTCGTTGACGTCCTGCTCGTCTTCGGCCTCCATCCAGTGGCAATATAAAGCTCCAGCGGACTCTTCGTGGACGAACATTTCTGGTGCCACAAGCGCCACTTACAGCATCTCATCGGGACTTACCTCTGCCTACAACAACTACAAGTATCGCGCTGTTGTGTCGGCGTGCAACGTCACGGCGTATTCGCGGGAAGCAACTCTGACGGTTATTCCGCCGCCTCTTGTCATCTCAACCCAGCCGCTCGACGTTTCCACCGCTTCGACAACCGCCACGCTGACATTTGCGTACAGCGGAGGCGACGGCAGCACTGCCTCTATTAAGTGGGAGAGGCAGGTTGCTGGGCTTTCTGGCTCGACGTGGACAACGGTAAGCGGAGCCACCCAGACGTCTCTCGTGATCTCTGGCCTCACTTCGCAACTCAGCGGCTCGCAGTATCGGGCCACCGTGACCGTTGGCACGCAGACCGCAACAACTCGCTCCGCCGTCCTGACGGTGGGAGGGGCGACCATTACGCTCAACCCTTCGGACGCACGCGCGGTCAACGGATCGGCATCCTTCTCATTTGACTTCTCTAGCACTGGATGCGGCAGTCCCTCCATCTCGTGGGAGAGCCGACCTCCATCTAACACGGCGTGGGGGCCAGTTGCTGGAGCGACCGGCAAACTTCTTTCGCTGGTGGGCTTGACCTCTGCACGCAGCGGGTGGCTGTATCGGGCATCTGTGACGTGCAGCGACGTGACGCTTTACACAAGCGAGGCCACGCTCACCGTGCCGTCGTATCAGTTCTTTACGTCCCAGCCCGCAAGCCAGAGCGTTGTTGCGGGTGCTACGGTAACAATGGCGTATCAGGGTATTTTTTCCGCGTCGGCATACCCCGCCAGATGGCAAATGCGTCGTATCGGCAGCGCAGAATGGTCGTATTACACACGGCAGGGGGAGTCTGAGCAGTCCATTTCGTTCACAGCCGTCGCTGGATTCCACCACAACACCGAGTGGCGAGTGGAAATCTCGTTTCCAGGCGACAATCTGTACAGCAACGTCGCCACGCTGACCGTTGACAAAGCCACATCAATCAAGGTCGTCAACTCACTGTCTAACGACGCTGACCTTATTGGGATTGCATACGCTAGGGGAGCCTACGTCGCACTGCCGTCCGACCAGACAAACGTCGCTCGCAGGTCTACGGATGGCGGAAACACGTGGTCGATTAGTTGGCTTCCGGCGACGCGATACTGGGATGGAATCGTTGCGACGTCGCAGGGCGTGCTGATCGCCTACAGCAGCGGCGACAGCGGGACGTGGTGGCCCACCCGTGAGTTCAAAAACTCGACGGCAATCTACTCGTGGCGTGTAGACCAACCTGAGTCGTCTGCGCTCGTGGCCCGCAGTTTCGACGGTGGCTTGACGTGGGACACCGCCGTGCCGCCCTTTTTTATGGGGTCGATGGTTCGCATGTGGTCGTTCCCATGGAACAACGTGCTTATTGCCACGTACCGAGACAGGTCATCCACCACCATTCCAGCCGCGAATCAAGGCACGTGGCAGAGCGCACAGTACGGCGAGTTTGTGGGGAAAAGGTTTGGCCGACACTACATCGCGTACAACTACAACAACGGTTCTGGCGACTCGTGGGCGCGATACGAACTGCCTGCGTCTGCACGGGAAAGTCTTGTCTCTGTAGAAGATACAGCCTGCCCTGCGATTACAAGCATGGCAATGAGTCCTACCGGCTTACTCGTCTGCACATCCCGCTATCAAGGGTTTTCTTACAAGGCTGCGGGAGACGGTAGCGGCCTTACTTCTCCGGGTGGCATCACTGGCGCATATGAACGCAAGGGGTTTCTGCTTTATCGCGACCTGTCGGCAGGTCTTGGCGCACTCCAAATAGCCGACACGACCACAACTGGCGTTTCGGGCGGCGCATCGCTCCGCACTATTACGCGGACCATTATCGACACCCGACGTCCACGCGTTTAGCACAGGAGGCAAGAGATGGCAATCTCTAACGGCTACGATTGGCGCTCGGGATTCAGAAGCACCGGTGCAATTTTAGGGGGGTCTAGTGGCACCGGGATTACAAATCACGAAATGAACTCAGTGGCCTACGTGCCAAACGTGGGATTTGTGGCGTTTCACGACAGCCAACGGGTTTCGTGCATTTCGCAAAACGGCAAGACGTGGGGCGCGTATGGCACGCAACGTGTCGTGGGAGAGATACCGCTGTTTGTGAACGGCGGCACAGTGTGGGGCATTGATACTCAGGTTACGTCATACGAAAAGATTGTGGCGGGCGATAATGGCACATATCCTGAGTTTGTGAACCAAAGGCTTGGAGTGACGCGACTAACGGATGCCGTGAACTGCTGGGCGTCGAGCGGCACAGAGATCCTGCTGCTTGAGCAGGGCGGTCAGGTGACGTGCATACCGATTGATGTCGCGTCGGATGCCGCACCATCAGGCTCTCCGTCGGCTCCGCAAAACGTCGGCGCTTTGGCGCTAAATGCGCGTGTTCGCGTTTGGTGGACTCCCCCAGCGTCTTCTGGCACATCGCCCATCTCGGATTACGTGATTCAGTATAGCCCTAACAATGGCTCCACGTGGACGCAGGCGACGTCGTTTGGGGTAGGAACTGGCGAGCCGTACTCCAAAACGGTAATTGGCCTCGCCAACGGAGCCACGTATGTCTTTCGTGTAGCCGCAGTCAACGCCAGCGGCACTGGCTCGTGGTCGCAAGTGACCATTCCGGTAACTCCCAGCATTCAGCCGCCGACCGCGCCATACAACCTGAAGGTGACTCCGACCAACTACATCGTCAGCAGCGGTTCGTCTGGCGGTGGCTACAACACGGCATACGCCCTGTCTTGGTCTGCGCCGACCGGCAACGGTGGCGGGTCCATCACGGGGTACAGGATCGAGAGCATGGTGGGGTCTACCGCATATCTTGTGGGCACAACTACCACCCCCACTACAAACGCTGTAGTTGGCATCGGACAGCCGTCCACCCTCACATTCGCCATGCGAGTCGGATTTGTCTACTCCTTCCGCGTGTCCGCTGTGAACTCCGCTGGCGTGGGCGAGCCGAGTGCTGCTTCCGCTGGCGTCCAACTCAAGTAGGAACACCGTGTACTACGCAGCCCAAGACATCATCGAATACCTCATGGCGTCCGTTGGCGGCGGCGCACAGGACAGCGAACACACTTCGCTTCGGGCGGCTGCGCACAACGCCTACCGTGATGTCATCAACGCTCGCGACTGGAACTGGCACGTTGCTGAAGCCACGCTGGTTGACGACCCTGCCGTTGGAAGCGGCAACGGGGTCGACACGTTCACGCTTCCGGAGAACGTCAAGAACTTAGACGCACTCATACCCCCGCAAACCTCCTCTACGCCAGTCATGTACCTGCCGCCAACAGACTGGCTTCGCGTGGACGTGCGGTTCCCGCAGCTGAACTCGCCAGTGTACTGGACTGTAATGCGCGACCCGGCGGCGGCGGATCGCTGGCTTCTTAAGCTTGCGGGAACCCCGCAGTCCGTGACGTACAAGTACACGTTCCGCCGCCGTCCGCCAATGCTGCGGTATATGGGCTTTGAGCCAATATGCCTGACCATCACCGGTTCGCCTGCTCCTCCGACGGGAGCCGTCGTGCGATACAGCGGCAACACCAACTTCCCCACGTCCTCGTTTGGGCGCAACCCTTACGTGGGAGCAAAGCTGATGGGCATCGCCGGCAGCAGTCGCGGCACCGTCGACGCCGGAAAGGCGCTTTGGTCCGACTACTTAGACGTGTCAGACGGGATGTACACGGCCGTACTGTCCGGAGCTGAGGCGTGGCTTGCCCGCCTTCTTGGAAAGAACGTCGAAGGTGCAATGGCAGTGCATAGTCGCGACATGCGGCTTGCATTCGAGGCGGACGGCGTCGCTCCAATATCCGGCAGCCGCAGTGAGGGGAGGTTCTCCAGTGTCGCGCGAGCTCTGGGGTACTACTCGCCATCCGGCCCCGACACGGGAGTGTGACCCATGAAAGCCGACCAATGGGCCGGGCTGGTAACTCAAGCTAGCCCGTACATCCTTCCCGCCGGCGCGGCCGTTGATCAGGTCAACCTATCCCTGACCATTCCTGGTCAGCTCACCACCAGAGACGGCATGCGTCGAGTAGCCTCGACTGTTGCTGCCAGCGACGTTCTTGACTGCTTCCCGTATGAATCTGGAGGAAATACAGTCCTGCTCGCGCTGACTGCGAGCGGCGAACTGGTGGCGCTGCCAAGCCCCGCCTATGGGCCCGAGACGCCTGCCCCAAGCGAACCTCCGCTCACTCTCACGTCCGGCCAGACCGGGACAACGTATACGCAGCGATTCGTTGCTGGACAGACGACCGAACCTCCTCCGCCTCAGCCACCAGCGGCGGACTATGTCGGTGAGTTGTTCGGCGGTAGTTCGTCCACCGCCTCGTGGACTCGACTTCTTACAGGCAACGCTAACTGGCGAGGTGACTGGGTGGACGGGCAGTACACCACAGACGATGTTGTGCGACACGTTGGGAAACTGTGGATTGCCACACAGGATGACACGAATGGACCCGTTCCCGGAGGAAACAATGCCGGTGAGTGGCGACTGTACAGGGACGATTCGGCCACGCCAGACGAAGTGACGTACTTTGGCGGATCGTCGTCCACGCCTGACTATCCGGACTCTGTCCTCGCCTCCGGTTTACCTCTCGCATGATTACCAACCGATTCTCCCCTGACCGTCCCGTGTCCTGCTCGCAAGGGCGTAACGGAGAACTCATCGTCGTTCAAGGCGGCGGGGTCCGTCCTGCCCGCGTGTACGGCACCGCTGCGGCTGTAGATGCTGGCATGGACGCACCGACTGCTGCGCCTGCGGTCACCGCCATAACGCCCGCCTGCTACTACATCGCTCGTGCGGACGTGTACAAGTCTGGTTCCTGCTATTACGCACCGCCGCCCATCACGTTCACCTCCGAGAAGGGACGCGATCCCGTACTGGGCAAGGAGGCAAAAGCCCAAGCGTTTCTTGGTCAGTCATCGCTGTCTGAGGTTCGCATAGACGACGGCGGAAAATACTACCTCGACCAGCCGTCCGTTGAGTTGGGTGACACGTATGGCAAGGGGGCGGAACTCACCGCCACGCTCGACGGCACGCCAACCGCAGGCGGCGGCGGCGACCCCTACACCGGCATCACCGAATGGAAGATCGTGCAGGCTCCGGACTATCTCGACTCCGCAGGAGGTGATGACGGCAAGACGTGGTACTACGCGAGCGGCTCCACGACAGTGCCTGCCGCCAGCGGGTCGGCTTCTTTCAGTTTCTTTTTTCCTCCACCGGCAGGTGGCCTGTGGCAAGGCATGATTCAATGCACGTCCTTTGGAGCAAAGAGAGGGTTTTCTTACACCGTGTCCGGCGGCGTTGGCTCTGGCGCTACAGTAAAGCTCACGTTTAGCCCTGCCACGTATCAGTGTTCAGAGGTTCTGTCGAATGGCGTCAACTACTTTTACATGCGCGGAGCGAGGCAGTTGCTTTCGGTCGAGCCCGTCAACTACGGCTCAGGATACTCCGACACGGACATCGTAACGCTTCGAATTCCATCCGGCTCTGGCGATTCGTCGAGGGACATCATCCTTAACGGCATTACGTCCGGCAACACTCAGAACACAACCGGGCAAAGGTTTGGAGTAGGCTCCATTGCCGTCACTAAGAAGGGAAGTGGCTTTCTGGTTGCACCGCAACTGAAGATCACGTCCCCCAGCGGTTTCGGGGCCTATGCCACCTGCACGGTGAAGAACGGGGCTATCGACACCGTCACGCTTGAGAACGGAGGTGGGGGCTACAAGAAGCCCCCTGTCGTGGAGGTGCTGGCAGGCGGTGCGGAAGTGTTTGCCGTGTCTCGCCCGCACTTGCGTGGCAAATACCAGTGCTACACGAGATACGTTGACGCCACCCCAGAAGATCGCGGCGGACCTATCCCGAGCAACCTGTCGCCAGTACTCGAGGTGGATGCGGGCGAGGGGGCCAAGTCGCTAGATTGGTCGTTTGCAGCTGCGTCTGGCCGCGCTGCGCAGTGCGAGCTCTGGCGAACTACTAGCAATCAGGCGACCACTCTGTATCGCGTCAAGGCCGTCGCTGCGGGTGTCGCTGTGTACGCAGACGACCTCACCGACGAAGAGCTGCGCAACCCCGATCGCGATGGGTACTCCGCCATGCCAATCGTCCTGCCCAACGGGCAGCTCAATGCCAACCGATTTGGAATCCCTCCAGGCGACAAAGCCGCAGTCGTGCGGTTTCAGGACCGCCATTGGTATGCGGTAGACACGTCCGGGACGAAGCCCAACACCATCCTGTACTCGGAAGTGGACGAGCCGGAAAGCGTCCCAGACGTCAACGAAATTGTGTTGCAGCAAAACTCCAGAGACTCCGACGCCGTCACGGCCCTTGTGCCCTACGGGCCGACGATGCTCATTATGCAGTCTCGGGCCTGCTACGCCATGACGTTTGCCAAGCAGCCAGTGCTTGACGCGCAGGTAACGCCAGTCGCGTATCGCGGCGCCCTGAATCAGCGGTGCTGGGATATCCTCGACGGTGTCGCGTACGTTCTAGACCAGTACGGCGTGTACTCCGTAACTTCTGGTGGCCAGGTTTCAGCGCTGTCCCAGTCGATTGACGACATCTTTACGCAGCAGGTAGACAAGGCCAACGGCAAGTGGTACTTCCTGGCGTCTGACCCGATTACCCGCATCGTTCGTGCGTTTGTGGCGCTGAAAGGGGACGGCTCGGGTGGCTTCCCGACGCGCGCCTACTGCTATCACGTAGATAGCAAAACGTGGTGGCAAGAGAGGTATCCTCAGAGACTGTCATCTGCGTGCGCCGCCAGGCTATCTAACGGCGACTATCGCGTGGTGTACGCCGGCAAGGGCGGAGTGTACCTGCTCGGCGAGGGCGCTTCAGACCTTGCCAGAGGCGCAGTGATTCAGACTGTTCTGACGAGCGCTGGCTCGGGGTACAAGAAGCCGCCGACTGTTACAGCATCGGGCGGCAGCGGCGCAGAGTTTCAGGCGTCGATCGACCTCAATGGCGCCGTAACTGCAATCTGGATCACCTCTATGGGGTACGGCTACACGAGCGGCACCTTGTACATCTCGCCGCCTGAAGTCGGTTCTCAATCGGCAGTCGCCACCTACACCGCCACGTCGATGTCTGCCGACACACCCGTGTACGTGCCGTACCGATTCAAGACAGGGGCTATGGAGTACACATCGGACTCGCAAGACCCGAAAGCTGCCAGCACCACTGCCCGCAACATCAGCATCCAGTACAAGCCACAGCAGTCGACGTGCGAGGTCGCCATGAGGCTCTACTACAACAACTCACCGCACCCGCGCCCAAATGCGGCAGCAAGAGACAGGGGTGTTGGGTTTGTTAGCAACACAGTGGACAGCGGCGCTCGACTTGACATGGCAGCCAACACCACAAAGTACGGCGCAGACTCAGGCGTGGCGCGGGCGCTACTATCCGGAAAAACCCTTGACGACATTGCATCCGCAGACCGGGCTGTGGCGGTAGAATTATCAGGAGCGCGAAAGACGAGCGAGCCTGTTGTTGTGTACACGCTAGATGCAAACGGGGCCGGCAAGTGAGCAGTTACGCCAATCAAGGCGGGCAGTTGCGGGGCAGCCTTATCGAGGCGGGCCTTCCCGCCAATGCCGCCACGATCATCGCGAACATATTTGCTAACAGCGTCCAGACCATGCGTCAGGGCGGCGAGGTCATCCACGACCAGACTCCGCGAGGGATGCGTCAGGTCACGTCCAGTGACCGCTCGCACCGCCTGACCAACCTCGATTTTCGGGACGGAGATCCCGACTACCGCCGCCAACGGGGGCAGGACAGCGAGCGTGCCGAGAGGCCAGTGCCGCAGTCTACGGTGAACACGACGCTGCCCCCGCAGCAGACGCAATCCACATATCGAATCTCCTCTGGCGAGTACACAAACGTCGAGTCTGCTGGCGACACTGCAAAAGTCAACCTGCGCGTCAATGGCTCCGGAGACTGCATATTCCGCGATCAGTCCGCCAACATGCTTGTCGCCAAGAAGTTGCGAGCCGAATGCGGCGGCGACGACCGGTCTCGAATACAGTTCTTTATAGAGCCCCGCGCTGACGAAATGGTTTTCCGACTGTCTACCACCAACGTCGGAAGCGTGCAGGTGGTGACGGACGTTACCTACGAGGAGGGCGTGGGTATCGTCGTGAAGTACGCAACCATTGGGGCATGGCTCGCATCAACTGGCACGCAGAAGACCATCCCAGTCTCCGACTGTCCGGTGTCGTGATGGGGCTAAAAAGCGTAGGCGGCAAGCTGCTCGCAATCGCTGGTCGCCTTGTGGACGCCTGCTGCTGCGGCCCGAAAAAGCAGTACGACTGCGTCACGACTGGCGTCGATAGTTGCGGGCGTTCCGTCGTTGAATGCCAGAAGGTGACAACCGGAGGCAAGTACACCACCCCCAACTGCGACGGACTGTGTCCGCTTTCTCCGCCGTGCGAATGCGACCCGCCTTGCGACGGCTGCTCTGAATGCGTCGATGGCGTGTGCGAGCCAAACTATGGCGGGTGCGAAGAGTGCGTGAACGGGACCGTCCAGTCCGCGTGCGGCGAGTGCGAGATTTGCATTGACGGCCAGTGCGTCCCGTGCCCCAGTGGCTACGAGTGCGTGGATGGCGTGTGTTGCAGCGGTCCCGACTGCGATCCGCCTCCGCCGCCAGGCACCTACTACTGCTGTTACGAGTACGACGACACCGTAAGTCCCGGAAGCCCGGAAGAGCCTCGTGATGGCGTCACGTCCACGTACTGCTTCAACGGGCCGTGCGGAACGATGATCGACAATGTGTTTGTTCCCCAAGCATGGCGCACAGCCGGAGGCCCATACGACAGCGCTGAAGCATGTGCCGACAACTGCCGTAAACACAACTGCACGCCTGATGCCTGCGGCGGCTACTCGTGTGTTCCAGATGATGGCGGCGTTTACATTACGAACGAGGAGTGCCAAGCCAACTGCGATGACCCCTCCACCGGGAAGTGCGCAATCGACCCGGCAAGCCCGTTCACTGCCTCCGGAGTCGGTGGTGGAGTGCGGAGTTTTTACTTCACGGTCGATCCAGCCGCGTTTGATTTTTCCGGGCAAGAACTCTGCGTGTCGTACGTCTCAACCAACTCGCGACCGATACGTGTGCAAATCTGGTCGCCCGACATGGCAAGCAGCGGATGCTCTCAGATCGCCGACAGGACTATTAAGGGGGACTCCGGATGGCGGGGTCTTGAGCGTTGCAACTGTGACTTCGATGCGCCCGGCGGCTTTAAGGGCGGCCCGAAGGGTTTCGTCAAGTGGCGAACAAAGCAAAAGGGAGTGACTACGTTTGAGGTGCAGGTTCGCACCGAATGCGACGAAAACGAATGGCAAATAGGTGTTGCGTGCGGCCCATGCGTGACGCTGCCAGACGCCGAATGCCCATGCGTGTGCGGGACATTCCGCCCCGACGTTGGATGTTTTGCGTATCCATTCGGCATAGAAGAAAACGTGGCCGAAGCGATCCTGACTATTGAATGGTGCGACATGACGGGGTTTCCGTTCACATACTCATTCGACGGCGAAGGCACTATTAAGGCTATCGAAAAAAGTGGCTTTCCGTCTGAAGGGATACTGGGCTGCTTGGCGGTCGGCAACGGGCTCTCTGGGGTGTTTGTTGTTAGCTACGGAACCAACACATGCTTCCTATCCAAGTGGTATCAATGGGAATATCTTTTGGACCTTGAGGACGATCAGGGCGGCGAGGCTACACTGACTCTCATCCGTACATTCGGTGATGAAGCATGTGGCTGCGCTGGCGAGCCGACCGTAACTATTACACTTCCACCATGAGAATGACTATTTCTGGCTTGCGGGCTACCGCCACAGGCCGCAAGTTTGACCCCGACGCAGCAGAGTCCGCCATCACTCACAGATACGATGACGTGTGGGTGGAGGTGGATACGAACCATCCCGCCTATCCGAGAGTGCGCCCAGCCACGCCTCCACACGCCGCCGTTGAATACGTGCCGCCAGCCATTGGTCCCGGCACAGAACTCAAGGGGCTTCTCAAACTAATCGGGATCACCTCCTCCCCTACATGCTCTTGTAACGCACGAGCAAAACAGATGGACGAGTGGGGGCCCGATGAGTGCGAGCGCAGAATGCCCGAGATTCTGGCATGGCTAGAGCAGGAGGCCACCCGTCGCGGCCTGCCGTTTGTGCGGTTTGCCGCCGAGCAAGCGGTCAAACTTGCCATCAGGAGGGCCCGGAAATCCGCACGCCGGGAGCCATCTGGGGACATAAACGGGTAGAGGGCACCCAATGGCAGGCCAGCAATACCGCGTCGACTTCCCGTCCAGCAAGACGTCTTCGGCGTCTAGCAAGCGCTATGACTTTAGCGGCGAGCAGGAGATCCGGAAGCGCCAGGACGCCATCTCGGAGATGACCAACCAGAAGCTCAAGGCCCTGTACGAGGGCGACATCATGGCGGCTATGGCTGCCAGCAAGCGCATTAGGGCGCTGCGCGACTCGATCTCTGGCATCACCCCAGTAAAGGTCGAGGCCGAATCCTCTCAGCTGGTTACCGACATGGACGGGCCCAAGCTGACAGCCACCAAGCCTGCGGCCGCTGAGCCAAAGCCAGCCGAAGAGGCTCAGGTCACCGATGTGTCCATGAACGCGCCGCGACGCGCGCCGGGCGACGACCCGAAAAAGAAGCCCGGAACCGTAACCGTCTGACAAGGGAGCGAGAGAATGGCCTGGCAGCAAAGTATCAAGATGTGGCAGCCCGACGAGATCGAGCGGGCCAGCACTGGCATGTACGGCCTCGCGGCCAAAGACGCCGGATCTCAGATGAAAGCCAACTGGGAGAAGATGGCGCAGTCGTCTTCCGGCCCCAACCCGTACGAACAGCAGGAAGCCTCGCGTTACAGAGACGAGCAGAGCATGCTTCAGCGGGAGCAGCAGCGACGGGAGTTTGACTCGCAGACCGCTCGTGAGGCTCAACAGCAGAAAAGCAACGTCCTGGCTGGACTTCTTGGCGGTCCGCGCAGGCTTGGAGGCCGCCGATGAACCAGCCGTCTGGCGGACTGCTTTCTGGGCTTTCAAAGAACCCGAACGTCTCCGCGTTTGCGCGCGGCAGCCAGATGGCTCGCCGGGCCGAGCTTGGCATGGATCGGGCCCAGAAGCAGCAGCAGGTCGGCGTGGATCAGATGCAGCAGGATAGCCAGCAGCGCCAGCAGACTGCGCAGAACTACGCCTCCCGAGCTGGCAATGAGGCTCAAGAGCGCACTGCGGGCAGGCAGCTTGACAATCAGCGCACCGTGTTTGATCTGGGCATGAACTACAACTACGCGCAGGCCAACGCACAAAAGCGGAACTCGTTCCAGCAGGCCCTCCTAAATACCGCAGCTAGGGGGTACTGATGATCGGCTCAGACTCCGGCCTGCGCTACAAGCAGCCATCCGCCATTGCGCCCCCAGCTGCTAAGCCTGCGCAGAAATCCACCGGCTTCCGGCCGCTTGCCGTCAACGACAAGGCTCTCGGCGACCTCGAGAACAATCAGATGGCGGCTGGCGCTGGCGCTGGGCGCGCTGCGCTCACCAGCATGGACCGAGCTGGCGTCTCTCGCGGAAAGGGGCAGCAGTATGCGGCCGACCTGGCGGAGGCGTCGTCTCAGTCTGACGCACAGGCTGCAGTCAATAAGTCTCGCCAGGACGCTGGCATGGCTGACTCGGAGGCGAACCGCGCCTACTCCAACACTCTCGAGCGCGAGCGCACCGGCAACTCCGGACTGCTCGAAGGCCTGCGCAGCTCGGCCGCAATGGAGCAACTCTCCAAGCGCGGAATGAGTCAGAACATCTACGAGGCCATTCGTCGTGGCCAGTTTGGGCTGGATCAGATCGGCCTGGACTACAGCCCGCTGTTGCAGAGCCTGTTTTCCTGAGGAGTAGACCGTGAGCAGTAACTTTGATCTGGACCTGGACCTTGAAGAGCTTCCGCCGAAGCTGCTTCGCAAGATCATTCGCGCCAGCATGGGCAAGCGCGCCAAGAAAAAGATGGACGAAGCCGACTGCGACGAAGAGGGTTGCGACCCAGAGGACATGCTTGCTGATGACGAGGATGCAGCCGAAGAGGAGCGCGAGAAGCTCTCCAACGCTGCAGAGGAGCAGCGCGGCGCTTCGCCGAAGGTAGCAGTCACCAAGGACGATCTGCCTCCAGGCATCGGAGATAAGCTCGCGAAGAAGAAGAAGTCGTCGTAGCCTCGACGGTAAAGGGACACAGCTATGGCGACATTTGGAGAGCTGCTTAGTGGACTGGTGGCCGGCTATCGCGGAGTGTCCGGAGGTGCCGCTGCGGACTCAGCCGCACGGCTGAACGCCGAGCTTGAGCTGGCCAAGCAGCGAAGGGCCCAGCGTCTTGGTCAGCAGGCCGCTCCAGGCGAAAGCGTGCGGGGCGCAGTCAGGCAGCTCGCGGACGGGTCGGCGTACACGATAGACACTGCCCCAACAGGGCCGGCGCGCCAGCGCTGGAGCAGCAGTGAACGGCCGGCTCTGAAAACGCAGCTCGACGACAGGGCCGCATACTCACTTCAGGCACAGCTTGAACGCAGCATCCTGGAAAGCGTGACACCGACGGCGGACGCTGACGGCAAGTTCACCGACAACGTGTTCGCGGGATACAACCTGCTCGACAGGGCGGCCGAAGACGGTGCCATGTACGAGGTGATTGACCAGCTGGCCGCCAAGTACGGCATTGTCAACTCCGGCAACGAGCGCCAGTACAGGCAGCAGATCGTCAACGCGATCGTCAACCAGCAGATCGGCGATCGGGCGGCAGCCAGCGCCAGGATGGCCGGCGAGCCAAACGATCTTGAGGGCCAGATTGATGATCGTGGCCGCGTCATTGGCGACTCCACCCTTGCTGGCCGCCTCAGAGGTGCGCCCAGATATGCAAGCGGGGAGCCAGGATCCCAGCCGGGCACCCCGCCACGACAGCTTGGCGGTCCGGCCCTTCCAGAAATAGCGACGGGCAACGGCGTCGCTGCGGTGGACATGCCAGCTCCTCCGCTTGAGCGGCTAACGGTTGCGGCAACCAAGCCCTACATCACCGAACCAGTCGTGCAGGTAGATCCGACTACCGGCAAGCCGATGCTGGACAGCTACGGGTTTGAGATTCCTTCCACCAACAGCCCAAGCGGCGGCGCCACGTCAGAGCCGCGCATGCGATCGCAGATCTACAACCCAACCAACGCCAAGCGAAGCGCCTACCGTCCAATTCTTGGGCGCTCTAGGTTTTACGCGTCAGCGGTAGACGAGGCTGGCGCAGGCACGACGGACTTTTCTCGCGAGCTAACTGTCTTGCAGCGCGGGTCTGGCGGAGACAACACCGACCGAATATATCTGCTGGCCAGGCCGGACGGCACCTACCAGGCGGTCGATCCGATGGATCCTGCCAACGGCAGGCTCATGTCCGAAGCGGCTGTTCGCGACCTGCTGGAGACGCAGGGCTACACGCCGGTCACCGGCCCGGACATTGTTGGCCCGCGACCAGGCTCTACCGACCCGTCGTTCGTTGAGGTGTCTGGTCGTCGTCTTCTCGAGACGCTCAATACTGACGCTGACCTTCCGAATCCGCAGCTGCTTCGGCAGACGCTCGACTCGCTGAACATCCTTGAGACGTCCGGTGGCGGCGACCGGTTTGCTCAGGCAATGGTAGTTGCAGGCAAAGGCGACGCAGACACGGCGCAGGTCGCAATGGACCTTATGCGCCGCCAGCGAAAGGCGACGGCGGCAGCAGAGATTCGGCAGAGGATCGTCAGCCAGAGCATGGATGGCGCCGAGAGTCCGGATATGGTCGCCGGATACCTCGAGCAGCACCCAGCCTTCGCCAACGAGACCCCCGCAGAGATAGACGCCTATGCCTCAATGCCTGAGCAAGAGCTGCTCGCAGCTGCCTCGCTAAATCCGGCCCAGAGCGCAATCGTCGATCGCTTTGTCGGCGCCTTCTCTGAGGGGTACGACCTCTACAAGCGCGCCAAGTCGATGGTTCCTGAGTCGGCGCCGCCGCAAGCAGGGTCGTTCGAAGCTAACGCTGGGTCCACTGTTGGGTCTGGCGCTATGGACGTGACGCAGTCTGTGGATCCGGAGGCTCCCCCGCAGGGAGTCGATTGGGGCGGCGTGCGCACTCGACTTGCCAGGTACGGATCCACCCCTCCCACTAAGGTCGAAGCCGGCGCAGGGCCATCTATGGTCGTTGACGCCGCTGCGGGGGGTGGCGCACAAGTGTTTGACGACCCCGTCCCCAGCGAGCCCATGTCGTCCATCATGATGGACATGGCCCCCGAGCCGGCGTCTCCTGATTTGTCGCTTCTTGATCGCCTGCGCGGGATGTTCGGAGGGTCTCCTGCTTCTCGCATGGCTGGATCTGGTGCGCTTGCATTTGAGACCGAACCTGGCTCGTGGGCGTCTCGCATCCAGGAGCCGATCCTTGCTGCACCGCAGCCGTTCTCGATCGACGTGGGGTCGCCTGCGTCCGCCTCTGCGTCCGACGTGTCCGGCGTTTCGTCTCCGGAGACTGCGGCCCTAGAGTCCCGTAGGCTCAGTATTGCGCTGGGCGTGCGCGCCAGGCTGACTGCAGCCACCGGAGGCTACTCCGCCGAAGCTGTTGAGATGTCTCTGGCAAAGAGGCCAGAGTTTGCTGACGTGCCGTACGAGCGCATTCAGCAGTACGCCGCGATGCCCGACGATCAGATGCGCGCTCTGGCCGACCAGGCGACCGCTCTGTCGGAATCGTTTTCCAATGGCGCGGTAGCTGGCCCGGCTGCGGATGGCGTCACACCTGTGGCAGCCAGCCCGATGAGCTCTCGCGTGGCCCCGCTGGACGAAATCGCCCGACAGGCCCGCGATGCGCAGACCACGCTTCGAGGCGCGGCGCAGGGATCTCGGCAGCTGGACGAACAGAAGCAGCTTGCCGACGACTTCGCGTACTCCATCGACATGATGAGGCAGTACGTAGACAAGGCCGCCGATCCGTCCACTAACATCAATCCCTGGACTGGTCAGCAGCGCACGATGGCGCCGCAAGCTCGCATCATGACGTTCCGGCCGTTCACCCGGCTGCCGAAAGAGATGCAGGCTCAGATCCTCAACGCTTCTCGTGGCGAGCTTGACGTGATGTTCGAGCCTGCGCAGAAGCAGTACGAGACGCTCAAGGCGCAGTCCGAGCAGCTGGCGCCCCAGCGGCGCGAGGTTAGGGGTGGGCTTGATCAGGCTAAAGACGACGCCGCCTTTGCGAGCGACGCAATGCAGGCGCAGAACGAAGCCACTACTGTCATCGACGTCAACGGCATGTCGACTGAGGCCGGGCCGCGCACCCAGAACCCACGAGGCGAGGCGGAGGCTGCAGAGGCCGAGCGTGCTGCCGACAGGCAGTTTGCTGGCAGTCAAGCAACCACCTCAGCTCTTGGCGTGCGGCCTGCTATGTCCGCCGACGCTAGGAATGCGGTAGTTAGGGAAGTGCTTGCGTCCAACTGGGCCAAGCAAGAAGGCGCACGGTCGGCGCGCTCGCCGGTCATGCCGATTGTGTTCCGTGACTTTGACACTCACGAAGGTGGCGTCTCGGAGTCCGCAGTTGACGACGTGCGCGAGCTGCAGGCGCGAGTAGACGCCGCCACCGACCCGGCCGAGAGGGCGCAGCTCGAGTCCGAGATGCAGGCGATGGTGCAGCGCTCGTTCGGCGACGGCATGCGTGAGCGATACAACCGCAAGGCCGGTGGCATTAACTTGCTCGAGCCGTCTGGAGTAAACCAGAACCGCCTTCTTCGTCGCTTCATGACCGCAGAGTCTCCGGCAGATCGGGTTGCCGCCCTGCGAGAGATGTTCTCTGAGCGGGTCAGCGGTAACGACCTGTCGGACGGACTGGAAAACCTGAAGAAGCTTGCTGCCGACGGTCGTCTGGGCTCCGCTGAAGACATCATCTACGACGCCCTCATTCGCCGCCTAGAGTTTGCTCAGGCTCAGCGTGGCGCTGTTGATCAAGAAGGCGGTCTGGTTGAAGACAGCGCATTAGATGGCTCCACTCCGGAGGCTCTGCGCCAGGCCGCCAGCGACGCAGTTCGCGACATGGGCATCGTCGCGTCCGGTCCTGCTCGAATCCTGCCGAAGCCCGTGCAGGAAGTTGCCGGGCCGCCGAAGCCGATGAGCCCACTTCGCCAGGCTATCCAGCGCGTCACGGACGCCATGTCTCAAGCCGGCCGTGTCATTACAGGCCTGGATCCCAACGCACCAGCCGCGCCGGCAGAGCCTAAGGACGTCGACGCCAACGAGTACCTGATCAGCACACTGCCCACTCGCGAAGAGATCTACTCCGCTAAGGGCGGCGAGCTGGATCGCATCTCCGCAAACATCAACACCGCCAGGCAGAACGCAGCCGACCATGCATCCGTCTCTGGCACGGACATGTCGCGCTTTGATAGCGAACTGGAGGCGCGAGTAGGCCATCTGGCCAGGCGCATGCAGCAGCCGGACGCCGACTACACGCCGCCCAGCGTTGAGCAAGGCCCTCTCGGATTCCAGGAGTCTGACATTCTTCCGGCCGCTGAACCGCAGCCGTCGCAGGGTCGACAGCCGCGCACTCCTGCGTTTAAGCCCGTATCGCTATCGGAAGCGACTGACCTTGAGCTACCTAAGGGCTTTGCCGGCTCTATAGAAGTTCCGTCTGATCAGGCGGACCAGCTGAAGAACTGGCTGTCAGGAAGGCTTGATGGCTCAGAGGAGACGGAGTCTGCCAAGTTTGCTCGAAGCGTGGCGGAGTTTGCCGACACTGTCGACCAGCTTCCTGAGGACGATCGCGTTGCAGCGATCCTGCGCCTGCGCGGCATCTCGCCCGACTCAGCTTCTGCGCAAGATATGTCGGACGCTGAGTTGTTGTCGCAGCGCCTTGTGGCCATGCGGCCTAAGCAGCGACAGACGGCAGTGGCTCGCATTGCCGAGTCTGAGCAGCGCCGACTCTCTTCTAGTGCGAAGCCATCTGGCGCTACACCAAAGGGCCCTCCGCAAATCTCCGTCACGAACGGCACGGACAAGGACGGCCGCCCGTCCTCCATCATCACCATCAAGCAGACGTACATGGCATCGCAGCCTGACGGCAGCATGAAGGAAGTCACCGTTAGCAAACAGCTGAACGGCAGGCGAATCGACGCCGAACAGCTCGGAGAAGGGCGTCTTCGTCTCGGATCACCAGAAGCCGGCCTTGCGGCGGTCGACTTTGACGAAACCGGTACGCCGATCCAGGTCAGGCGCGCATCCTCCGTGCAGACCAGAGACCTGCGAGGAGTGAATCAGTCGTTTGAGGAGGTTCCGATCATCGGCCAAAAGCCGAAGCGCCAGGCCGAAGAGGCGGTCTCGGACGACGAGTTCTACAACGGCGCCGGCGTCAACAGGCGGCAGACGTACGAGGGCGAGGCCTTCGTAGAGGACACGAACCCACACCAGGAGTCGGTCGACGCCGCCGAAGCGAAGCCGTCCGGGCGTACTGCGGGCGTTGTAGAGGGCCCGACAGCCAGGTCAAAGGAAGACCTGGAGAACATGCAGCGCCAGGTGGACAAGGACGTCGCCCTCAAGGACAAGGCCGACAAGGTGCGCAGGGCCAAGACCCGCCGCAACATCGGCCTGGCAGCCATTGCCAGCGCCGGCGGTGCATACGGACTTCTCGGCGGCGACGAGGACTCTGAGGCTATGGCCGGCGATTTCGGGCTTTCCGGCAGCCCCGAAGAGGACACAAATCAGAGTAGTGAGACCGTCGGCGACCAAGTTCGCCGGGCGCGCCAGCGCCGATACACGCTAATGACCCCCATGAACCCAGTTCCCTGGTAGGTGAAGAATGCCCCCCGTAGAAATGAGCAGCCAGGATCGTCTGCGTGAGCTGCGCCGCATCGTTAATGGGCCGACCGACCGCTACGGGGAGGCGCAGGACGAGTCTATGGTCCCAAGCCTTGAGCTTCCGGGCGGCCTCAGCGGTGAAGCGCTCGACGCCCGAGCCGCAGCCAGTCCTCCAGGCATGCTCCCGCCAGGAGCGGTTCAGCTGCCGGAGACGCAAGACGAGGGGCTGACTCTTCCTGGCATCCCATCCGCCCCGTCTTCAGCCAGGCCATCCGAGCCGACTGCGGGACTGCCAAACCCGATGCAGCAGAGGGTTGCTGGCGCATCTCGTGGCGAGGCGGCCAGAAATGCCATGTCCGCCGTAGAGCGTCAAAGGTCATTGGCTGCCGAGAAGGCTGCAACTGAGCGAGAGGCAAACGCCGCCCGAACTGAAGCACCAGCCTCCGGCCCGATGAGATCTCCTGCCCGTCAGGGCGATTCCGGCGTAGTGCTGGCCGAAGGTGGCGAAACCCCCGCAGCCACCATGCAGCGGCAGCGTCAGGAAATGACCGAGCAGCGCCGAGAAGACCAGGCGGTCACCCCAGAGAGCGCACAGGACGACTCCGACGACATGGCCGCTAAGGCCAAGCAGCGAGCCGGAGACGTTGCTCAGGGCCGGAAAGAACAGAAGGGACGAAGAGAGGCTCTCGGCCAGAAGCGCGCCACAGAGCGCGCCAGAGCCGCTCAGGAGGCATGGTGGGCTGAGCATCAGGCATGGCAGTCCCAGATGGACCACGCCATCGACACCGGCAACCAGCCACTCCAGGCCAGGCTGGCAGCCGCAGAGCCCAAGCAGCCACGCCCTGACCTCGAAGCCACTGGCGGCCAGACGCTTGAGGAGATCCAGGAGTCAGTTGACGTCACGCTGGAGAAGGTAAGGGCGGCCGATCCGGCGGCAGCAGAAGCCCTTGATTCCCTGCCGCCAGACTCCTTGAACGCCAACTTCTCCGACATGCCGCCGGAGGAACGGCTCCAGGCCATGACCGTGTCGGGGCAGCGGCTGGCCGCATCCCAGCCTGAGGTCGTTGGTTTGTCTCGCGGCACTCGTGGCGGCATGGGGCGCAAGGGCACTCAGCTAATGCCCCCCAACCGCACGCAGCCTCGCAGTGATTACGACCAGGGGCCAGGTAAGCCGAACGGCACTCCGCGCTCGCCGATGGAAGACATCGACACTGGCGCACCTCGCCGCCTGCCTCAGCACGTTGACACGTTCGACGGCGCTATGGGCCCCCGCGCAGCACCTGCCCCGAGCACCAACGATATCCTGCAGGGCGTTGACGTTGACGCACCGGAGCACACCGGGCGCGAGAAGGACATCATCCTGTTCGCAGCTCACCAGATGGGCCTGGACCTGTCAAAGTTCGACAACACGCCGCGCGGTCAGGGCATGGCGCTGCACGAAGCGAAGCGCATGGTTCGCGAACATCAGCGCCGCGTTGGGGTCGACGGAGCGTCCGGCAAGCAGCGCATCGTAGCCAGCGACAATCCAGACAATCCTTACCGGTACGCCGAAACACCTGAGGCAAAGAAGGCTCGAGAGACCCGCGACCTTACCCGACGTACGCATGAGTACATGGGAAGTCACCCCATGCCGGACACGCTGCAGGGCGTAACAGTCAATAGCACAATTGACAAAAACGAAGACGGCGAGCTCAACGACCCAGTTGACCTGCACACTGCTCTGCTCGACGCTGCTGCGTCTGGTGACATGGATACCTACCAGGCCATACGTCAGAAGCTGCGAGGTGCAGAGATTCAGGGACAGCGCGCCATGCTGGTGCAGCGACGCAAGATGCGCGCCATGCAGTATCAGATGGAAGACCCCGAGATTAATCGCGGAGTGTTCGCATCTGCGATGCGAGATGCCGGCGACGACCCTGCGGCGCAGGCTGCCGTGTACCGCATGTACGGCATGGCGGACGAGGCCAACCGGGTAATGGAGCTGCAGGCGCAGGAGGCTGGCATCGCGGACTCCCGAGCCGCTCGCGACAGGAAGCTCGACATCGACCAGCAGCAAGCGGACTTCCCTAAGGGCCGGGAGCAACCGCAGCAAAACGCCATCCAGGCAGTGGACGCGATGATCGCACCAGTCGCGGCAGGCGCATTGCAGCAGCCTGGTATTGGGGCCGTCAAGGAAGCCGAGCGTGTCGGTACGGCGGCAGGCATGAAGCCAACCGAGAGTCGTCGTGTGTTTGCGCGTCAATTCATGCGGCAGCCAGGTGCGAGCGCAGCACACCCCGTCATGCAGGAGTGCATGCGAAACGAATGGGAAGGCACAACGCCAGCAAGCACGGAGAAGTACGGCAGGCAGTTCATCAATAACTGCGTGCAGAATCTCGGCGTCACCGAAGCCGACGCACTCAACTGGCTGAAAGCTAATCAACCACAGGAAGCGCAGCGGATTGGCGGCGGTGAACAGCAGGCCGCGCAACCTGCACCACAGGCGTTCACTCCAGACATGACGACCGGCGGGCCGTAAGAGGTAAGTCTCATGGCTGGCGTCGACGTCTTTGGTCCTAATCCGTTTGCCGTACCGACTGGCACTAAGCCGAAGTACGTAGTCGATCCACAGTCCGAGCAAGACTTGCTGGGCTACGTGAAGGACACCACAGGCGGCACTCTGTCCAGCCTGCTGTGGGCGCTCGATACGCCAGGCGCGTTTGCTCGAGGCACGCTGGCGGGCGGGCTGGGCAGGGGGCTGAGCGAGGTGTTCGCATCAGAGGACGATCGCACGTCCGGTCGCGAGCTGCTGCGTGAGCACGGACTCGTTGGCGACGAAGACAACTGGGCTAACTGGAGCGCCGGCGTCGGGGCTGAGATTCTCACCGACCCCTTGAACTACGCCACTGGCGCCATACGTGCGCTTGGCACGGCAGGAAGAGCGGCGGACGCAGCCGGCCTGCTCAAGAGCGCGCCGCAAACGCTGTCTCGTGCGTTCGTCAACTCCGCCGAAGACCTGGCGCCCGAGCTCACGGAGCGGGCTACGGCCTACGCCACCAAGCTGGGTCAGAAGCTGGGCCGTGAGACGCTGAGCGAGACGGACGTGGTGGGCCGACCGCTCGTCGGGCGCCGTGCGGCACGCAAGTACGGGACGCTTGGCAACCTGATCGACTACGCGCCCAATCCGGAGGAGGCGCAGAGGTCGGTCCGGGACTGGCTGCGCAAGCAGGGCATCGAGGGCCAGTACGACGTACTCCGCACCCAGCGTCTCGGTGGGGATGTTGGCCTGGCGCCGTCGTTCATGCACGATGCTCGAGCCACGTTCAACATCCCGTTCGTCGGCGATATGTACACCGACGCGATGGACAAGGTGGACGACATCGCTCGCTGGTCCGGACCTGGCCGAGTGCTTGCGTCTCTTACCAACAACGCTGTTGGCGGCGGCACTGACGCAGCGCAGCAGGCGGCGTTTGCTGGGGCAGACGACGCACGAAAGGCCGCCCAGAAAGAAGCCAGGAGGGAGGCTGTCTACCAGGCCTCCAAGCTGTATCAGGGTGCGCCAGAGGTCTTCTCAGAAGAGGGCAACCGCACGCTTGGCCGCCTAATGGACAAGCCTCTTGAGAACCCGAACGCAGCTGCCGACGCCGCTAAAGCGGACAGCAGCCCTGCGATTCGCAACTACCTGAACTGGTGGGACGAGAAGGCCGCAGAGTTGCCGCCAGAGTTCCGCGAGCTCGGCCTGAATGGCGGCACGCTGGATGACCCGAATGTGGCTGGCTACCTGCCGCGCCGCCTGGATGGGGTGCTTGGTCGTGAGCAGGGATCGTCGTCTTCTCTGGGGCGCGTGCTTGGCACCATGACGCCAGACCAGATGGCGCGCACTGACGCACTTAAGGTTCCGGGCGGTCGAGACACGATTGCTTTTGACCTTAGCCTTGACCCTGTCGTGGCTGGCCCGAAGCGTACGGCAACTACCGACGACGCTGCTGCCATTCACATCGCCGAGAAGCTGTACGGCGAAGTCACCGACGAAGGCAAGAAGCAAGGGCTTCAGCTAGCCAGACTCCTGCATCTGCTGCCAGAGACGGCGGCAGGTCCGACCCAGCTGTACGCTCAGCATCCCACCAAGACGGTCATGGACTACGTGTCCGGGCGTGCTGGCGCAGGCGCCGTGCAGAAGTCGATCTACGACTCGATCGCCGCCATTGCCAAGCCCACGCCCGCACCTTTTGTAGAAGGCGGCAAGAGCATTCCGCTCAGCGAGGCCCTCAAGAGATTCGGCGCTCGCACCGTGCAGGGCGAGCTCGGAGAAGAGGGCGCACGCCAGCAGATGCGCCGCCGGCTGGCTGAGGTCACCGGCGAACAGGCAGACAAGATTGAGCTAGCCAAATACTCTGTTCCGGAAGATGACATCAACCGGATGCTCAAGGTTCAGGATGCGTTTTCTAAGCCCGAGTCCGTTGAGACATTGCTCAAGCCCTTGCGATGGTTCAATCGGGGATGGAAGGCCGGCGTTCTTGCTATGCCGCGACGCATAGTGCGCGACCTTTACAGCGGCATGTTCTCCAACTGGCTTGAGGGTGCGCTGGACATGCGCGCCATGCCGATAATGCGGCACATCGTTGATCTGTTCTCTGGCAAGCCGTACGTCACAGCAAGAGAGTTGGCCAAGAAGTCTGCGTTTGATCCTGAGTTCGTTGCGTTCTTAGGGCAGATGCCGCGATACTCCAGCTACCCAGCCTCAGACAGGGCCGCGCGGTATTACTCTGACCTCGCAGCAGAAGGATTGCTGGGCGGAGGATACCTACGCGACGTAGGTCTGGAGTCGGCAGGCACGCCGATGACGGAGCTGATGCCAGGCGTCAATCCAATGAGTTGGTCCGACGCTGCTTCGCCGCTTTTCAAGGCGGACAACTGGGCCAACTTCATGAACCTGGACAAGAATCCGATCGCCGCTGCCGGCGGCCGGGCTGGAAACCTGTCGGACACGATTAACCGACTAACAGGCTACAACTCCCTGCTGCTTCAGGGCATATCGCCAGAGGAAGCAGCTCGCCGCATGAAACGCGCGCACGTCGACTACGACTCTCTGACCACTGTCGAAAAGCAGTTCCGCGATTCCTTCATGCCGTTCTACGCGTACACGTCACGCATCACAGCTGAGGCTGGTCGGCAGCTGCTTGAGCGGCCGGGCGGGCGGTACGGACAGGGCCTGCGGGTGTACGAGAACCTGCAGAACCCAACTGACGACGAGCCGTACATCCCTGAGCAGCTTCGGTCGCAGTTTGCAGTTCCGATCCCGGACAACATGCCTTTCTTGGGTAGCGACGACCCCAACTACACGCGCTACTTCACTGACGTGGACTTGCCTGGCTACGACCAGCTGCAGATGTTTGACCCGTCGTCCGCTAGCAACACGCTCGGCAACGTATTGCAGGGCATGTCGCCGCTGATTCGCGTCGGCGGCGAGTTGCTCACTGGTCAAGACGCCTTTACTAAGGAACCGATCGGCCACCTTGCCAAAGGCTACGGACCGTACAGCAAGATTGCCAGAGCTGTTGCTGGTCCTGATGCGGGCACCGGGAGAATCCCTGCTGGCCTTGACCGCGCTATTGATCTGATCCCTTTTGCTTCGCAGCCGGCCAGGCTTGCCGCCAGCTTGATCGGCAACGACGAGGATCGCTCGTTCGGCTCTCGTGCATTCGACACGACGTTCAACCAAATGGGTCTCGGTCGCTTCCGTGCGATGTCAAAGGACCGCATCGCCGAAGACCAGATCAAGCGGCTCCAGGAGCTTGCGGCTCCGTACACGAAGGACGTTTCGATTCCGTACATCCCGGAGAGTCAACGCGCGATGGTGCCGAAGAACGCTCTGGACGCATTTGAGTTGGCGCGCCAAAAGCGCTCCGAGATCCAGAAGGCCCGCCGTGATGGAAAGAAGGCAGGCGCTGGGCCCGGAGTATTTGGCGGCAACCCATTCGTTGTTCAGTAGATGCTCGGAGGCTTGAGGGTTTCCGATACCAGCTGGGACTGGTCCAGGTAGTGCCTGGCCGCCAATCCTGCTGTCTTGTGTGCTAGGAACCATTGCGCCTTTCCGGGCTGATTAAGTTCCAGATGGGTGGCGGCTGACCTCCGAAGCCACCTACCGCTGCCGCCAGGCAGGCAGGAGGCTATTAGCTTGCGCATAAGACGGAACGACTGGCGACGGCAGCACGCCCAGCCCAGCACTCGATCGTCCGGGCTGGCGTTCAGCATGTCCGCGACCAGTTCCATTGCTTTGGGCGAGACCACTCGCGTGCACGGCACTCCCGTCTTGGACGTAACCCAACTCACCGTAGACCCCGCAAAGTTCCCCTTCTTCCATGCAAACACGTCGCCGTAGCGGGCTCCCGTCTCGTAGGCAAGCAGCACCCAGCACTGCAAAAACTTGCCAACGTCTGCTCCGTTGCGAAGTCGCTGGCCAAAAAACTTTTCCGACCCCTTGACGAGTTCGCGGCACTCGGCGATAGTCCAGGCACGAACGGGCTTCTGGTGGTTCTTGATCTTCATGACGCCTCGCGGCGCCGAGTCGATCCGGCCTTCCTCCCAAGCCCATCGCCACAAGGTAAGCACCATCCGCCGCTCATTGGCGACGGTGGTTGCCGAACAGGATTCTGCACGCATACGGAGATGCGCGTTGACTGCTGCTGCGGTCAGGTCGGACAGCCGACTTGCCAGAGCAATCATCGCCCGGCGGTACTCAGGATGGCACTCGCGGCCGTCCAGGTATTCCAACACCAGAGACTTCGGTGACATGACAACCCCCTTAATAGGCAGTATGCCCCGCGATCAGGCGTTGTCTACCCCCAGCTCGACAAGCTGGGGGTCACTGGTTCGAGCCCAGTATCGCCCATTCCCGGAACTCCCATCCGCTGCGGAGGGTGAGGCCAACTCGGCCTATCACGCCTCCGCAGGATGGTCGAAGTCCCAGCTCTGGGATCACGCCTCGCGGGGTGCTAGGTATTTCTACCTTCGCCATGTTGCCCGGTCCATACAGTCGGAAGAGTCGGCCGCCCTAGCGCATGGAACCCGGCTGCACAGGTGGCTGGAGGTAGGCGAACGGCTCTTCGAGGAGCTGGTCGCCCCGCCAGAGGACACTCTGACGGAAACGGGGCAGGTCGGGAAAAAGGCCCAGCAATGGGCCCTCGAGAACGCACCCGGCATGGAGCTGGTTTCCGGCAAGGAGATCAAGCAGCTCCGGCGTGAGATCGACGCCGTCATGGAGCACCGGGCTGCCCGGAAGCTCATCGAGGAAGCGGTGGCCCACGAGGTCAGCGTCCGCTGGGAAGGCCCAGATGGACAGCTGCTCAGGTGCCGGCCCGACCTCATCTCTCAGTCTGCGTGGGTGGATCTCAAGACCACCAAAGAAGCAGACATCCTCGACTCCTTCTGGAAGTCCGTCGTTACGTACGGCTACCACGCGCAGGATGCGCATTACCAGTGGGGCATGGAAGCGCTGGGGATGGATCCCCGACCGCTGAACTTTGTTGTTGTCAGCACAGTGTGGCCGCATCAGTGCCACGTTGTGACTTTGCCACTGGACCTCGTCTCCGATGGACGACGACGCCTAATGGCTTCTCTCGCGGACATACGGATCCGCATGGACCTCGACTACTGGATGCCGGACCAGCACGGCGAGGTCGTTGAACTGCCAGTCCCGGCACACATCAGGAGAATGTCATGATCGAAGGAACGATGTATCCGCAGAAGAAGATCTACACCCTCATGGACCGCTGCCCGATGGGCACGGCCAAGCTTGCTGAGGCTCTGGCGAAGTCCATCCCCAACATGGAGCCGCTGGTTCGCAACAGGTCCAGCCACTTCGCCAAGAAGGGACCGGACGGCAAGCCAGTCAAGGACTACGCCGACCTTGCCCAATGCCACAAGGCGGCAAGCCGAGCGCTCGCCGAGCATGGGCTGGTCGTTGTCCAGACGCTGACGAACAACACGGACGGCGACATCGTCCTGTGCACGCAGCTTCTGCACAGCAGCGGAGAGTTCATCGACAGCAACCTGCCCATCAAGGCCTCGACCGCCGATCCTCAGAGGCTGGCGGCGGCGATCACGTACGCACGTCGTGCCGCCTACTGTGCGCTGGTCGGTCTGGCTGCCGACGACGACGACGATGGCACGACAGCAGAGGAGCTGGCCAAAGAGCAGGCTGCATCTGGCGAGAAGCGGATCGTTGACATGGCCATCAAGAGCCTGAACGACGCAGCCGACCCTGAGCGGCGCAAGGCGATCCTCGATCGGGTGGCTGAGCACGTGAAGTCCGGCACTGTTCGCAAGTCTGCCTACGAAGACCTGGCGAGCATGGCCGACGACGCCAACAAGTCTGCAGCCGCACGGAAAAAGCAGCCCGTTCCTGCCTAGTGAGACACGGAGTGCTGGCCGCTTCTCCGGGCTGCACCCTCCAGCCTTCAGCACAGGGGGTTTTTCACACACAAGGACGTCACATGGTCAATCGTGAACTCGTTGAGCTTTGCCAGACGGTCATTGGGGCCGTCCAAGAGACGGACAACTTCGATGCACCCACGCTTCGCAAGCTCCTGATCCACATCGTCCCCCAGCTGCTGGCCGAGCTCGACATTCTGAGCCGGATCCTGGAGGCGGTGCGGCTTCCGGAGCCCGTGATCGTGGACGCGGACCTGCCTTTCGACCTGCCGCCGGCCCAAGAGCCGGACAAGAAAAGGAAGAAGCGCAAGAAAGGCAGGCGAAACAGATGACCGTCAAGCTCCGCGACTACCAGAAGTCCGCAGTTAGCAAGGTTTGCAGTGCCGCTAAGGCTGGCGACCGCAGGATCGTGGTCTGCCAGCCGGTCGGCTCAGGCAAGACTGAAGTCATGTCCGAGCTGTGCCGCTTGGCCAAGCACCCGCTGGTCATTGCCCCGCTCATCGACCTGATGAAGCAGGCCAGAGACCGGCTGGAGCTGCGGCTGGACGAACGCTGCGACATTGAGCAGGGACTGATGCGGGCCGACCTGCGTCGACGCATCATCGTCGGCTCACGAGACAGCCTGCTATCAGGCAACAGGTACAAGGCCTCCGGGTACGACAGGGTCAGCCTCGTTTTGGTGGACGAATGCCATGTCGGTATCACGCCCCGACTCGAGGAAATGCTGAAGCACTTCGAGGCTCAGGGTGCGACGATCGTGGGCTTCAGTGCCACGCCATACAAGGGCAAGGGAAAGGCGCTGAGGTACTGGCCGAGACCGCAGGTCGTGTACTCCCTAATGGAGGGCATCGAGGATGGCTACCTCGTGCCGCCCAAGTGCTTTATGTCAGAGTCCAAGAGCCTGGACATGACTCTGGTGGACGAAGTGTGCGGGGAGTGGGACAAGAAGCAGCTCGCCGCCGTACTCACGGCCGAGCATTACGTCCAGGAGGTTTCGTCGCTGGTACTACAGACTCACAACCACCAGCCCAGCGTTGTCTACGCATGTAACGTCCGGCAGGCCAAGCTCCTGACGGAAGTGTTCGAGCGCTATGACAAGAAGACGAGCATTGTTCATAGCAAGCAGAACCTGGTCGAACGGAAGGACAACATGGACGCCTTCCTCAAGGGCGAAACCAAGATCATTGTCAACGTGGGCATTCTGGGGTACGGATGGGATCATCCCGAGCTGCGAAACATTTACATGGCAGCCCCAACCCGCAGCCTGTCCCGGTACGAGCAGCGTCTGGGTCGTGGGACGCGTGCCCTGCCAGGAGTCATCCACCCGGACATGAGCAAGGAGGAACGGCTGGCCGCTATTGCCGCATCCGGCAAGCCGCACTTCAACATCTACGACATCACGGACAGCAGCCGGTCGCACCAACTCCTGAGCGCCTTGGACGTGCTCGATGCCAAGTCTCGTGCTTGCGCAAAAAGGCGAGAGCGCATAAGCTCAGGCCTGTCGATGGACGGCACGGACGCCGTTGATGCCATCCGCGAAGCTGACGAGTTCGACCTGGCCGAGATGGAAGCGAAGGCCGCCGAACTACGCGAAAAGCGGAGGGCGTTACTGGTTGGCGTGACGTTCGATCACAACTCGCGTGACCTGTTCTCGGAGCCTGAGGAAAAGAAGGGCCGAGCCTGGCGAATGTTGTACGGAAAGTACAAGGGCCAGCGACTCGACTCGCTTCCCGAAGGCTACCTGCAGTGGGTGCACGAGTCGAACAAGAAGGACAGTCCGTTCAAGCAGGCAGTTCAGAAGGAACTGGACCGCAGGAAGACCGCCGCCGCATAGGGGGCCAGATGAGCAAGGATGCTAACGATGGGCGATTCATCGCGGAAATCGGGGTGTCGATGGCGGTGGAGCGATTGCTCCGGGAGGGCTATCACGTGGCCCTCCCAGTCATCGACGACGGCTACGACCTCGTCGCGTTCTTGGGCCGCCGGCACTGGCGCCTGCAAGTCAAAGCCACTGCATCGGCGGGCCGCAACGGCAATCGAATCCGAATACGCAGAGGCGCTCGCAAGGTTGAGTCCTACTCTCCCAAGCACGTCGACGCTTTTATTCTCGTTCACACCGGGACGCGTGCCGTCATGTGCGTTCCAGTCGCCAGAGCACAGGGCGCATGGGTGACGTTCCGGTCCATCGAAAAATACAACGACTTCGGGATCCTCAAGACTATCAGCAACTGACTCGACAACTTGAACGGCTGCGTGGGTTGGACAAC